TCATTCCAGACCGTCGAGCTTGCCAGAAAGAACCAACAACACCGCTTCGCAAATGATTGTAAACTTGACCCGCTCTAAGTTGTCCCAGCTGATGTCGCCCTTCTTGTTCTTGCGCTGACCTGCTGTTTTCTGCATAGTCATCTGGCAAAGGTCGTTGACTGCCTCTTTCAGCGCAGAGATGTCAGGATTGTGGTGCGCCCCCGGCTGTAAAAAGCTCCACAGCGCCATTTCGGTCAGGCCCGCCATACCCTTTTCCTGCTCCATCATCGTATCGTCCACCTCCTGAAAAGGGCGCGGGCTGGTTATGCAACCCGCGCCTTAATTCTTACCCTGCTTTGATAAGTCGGTTTAACAGGGAATCGTACATCTGTTGCAGAACCGCGCACCTCGCTTCGGCCTCCGCGAGTTTGGTTTCCAGCGCGGGGGGGGGAGCATTTATACAGACTGCCTCCGCCTCCCGCAGACCGAGAGAAACCTGCATCGCCGCTTCAATGTCCTCCATCTCGGCATCTGTCACGCAGCCTCGGTAATTCCCGATACGCTCCACTGCAACCGTGGTAATTTGCTCGCAGATGGCAATGCTGTCACGGCTCATGCTGTGAATAGTGGCGTGTGTGGGCAGGTCACGCTTTGGTTGTGTCGTGAGGTAGACTACCTCGACCGTCGTGCTGTGTACGTTGTTCAGGTCATTGGACACTACAACTGCTGGGCGACCGGGGCGTTGCTCGCTGCCAGTGCTATACCCGCTCTCTATATACCAAATGTCTCCACGTTTGATTTCCATAAATCTTCTCTCCTTCTCAGTTCTCTTTCTGAAACGCATCATCCTTGATTGTGATGCAGGTCGTGTGCTCCAAGATGAGGTCCATAAGCTGCCGCCCGCTGTCATCCAGTACCGGCAGCATCGCATTGGAGAGCAGCTTCATCGACGCTAAAACGAACGGAAGGTCCTCTGGCGCGTAGCTATGAGCGAGAGCTAAAAGCTCTTGCGTCATGCCGCCTATGCTTGCGTTCATAATTTTGTTTGTGGCATCGGTGTTGTTGGCGAGCTGAGCGAAAGCCAGCTGCACCGCGTAGGGAAAGCTGGGCCTGTTATTCATGCTCTGAATCCTCCAATCTGAAATATTCCTCGACGTTCGTATGAACAATTCGCTTGGTTGAATCTTCCTGTAAAGCATCGCCCCACACATGGGTAACAAGCTCCGGTGCGCTTTCAAGCCCTGTGGGGGCGCACTCAACGAGGGCAAGTGACATATCGTCGTCGGAATCCGGTCTGCGCAGGTCAATCCAGATGCCGGGATAGTTACTATCGTTGGATGGTCTTGCGATGATTGCGCCCAGTGGTGTTTCAACCCGTAGCATATCCTTCCCTTTTTGCGTTGACCCACGATTGAAACGGCAGGTGTCGCTCTCACTTCTGTAATCGCAACTGCCTGTGTATTCCCCGTCAAGACCGCTGTGCTGGCACATATCACAGAGCATAAGCCGCTCTCCGCAGACAGGGCAGAAGGCTTTATAGCCCATACTCTCCACGTCCCACGTCATCGTGATTTCGCTCTCGCAGTGCGGACACCACTCAGTTACTTCGTATTTATTCATTGCTGTTGCTCTCCTTTCTGCTTACACAATCACCGTTCTCGAAATGGAAATCGCCGGAGTAGGCGCACTTCGCGCAATCATCCGCAGCATCGCCGCCCAGAGGGCATTCTGACGCACTCAACCTTTCTGCTGTCATATCCGTTATTTCGGAATCATAGAAGTTAATCTCCGCGTCACGGGCGACCTTCTTTGCCTCGTCCTCAGAATTGGCCCAGACCGTAACCTCGCCGTAGCGCAGCTCGCTCACTCGAACGAGATAGGGCTGACCGGCTTTGCAATTAGTCGGAGCAAAGGAACTGAAATTTTCACAACAGTTGCAAGCCCCAACAGCATCCAGCGTTTCTTGCTCGTCATAGATGCAGTTACCACACCGAATTTGCATTACCCAAACACCACCTCTCCGAACAGGGCGAGCTGAACAATAGCGTCAGCCGCATCCGCGTCAATATTGCCAACGTCAATCGAACCGTCTGCTGGCTTGACCCAAGCCCCGAATCCCTGCTCGATGGCGAGCTTCATTCCATTCAAGAACTTGTTCAGCGTCAGCTCCCATTTATCACTGCTTTCGGCATCATACAGTGTGAGCATACCGCCGCGAGAAATCTGGTCGCTGGCATATTCGCCGAGGTATTTGCCGTTGACTTTTGCCTTGCGGCACCAGTAGTTGATACCGCCTTCTAAAGCGCAGACCATAATGTCGTCGATGTCCTGCGAAGTGACGTTGACCTCAATCTGAGGCTGAATCGTGTAGGTGCTTTTTTCGTTGCCCACTATCTTTTACCTCCAATCTGGTATGTAGCCTCCATAGCCCGCACTGATGTGTGCTTCCAGCACTGCTATGGCTTCTGGGTTCGGGAGCCACTGGCTTCGGTCGGTTATTATGGCGTACATCTGCCTGATGGTTGCGGTTGGATGCTGCTGGTGAATCATCACCAGAAAATCGCTTGTTGGTTTCGTCGAGCCAGCTACCCGCCGCTTTCGTCCGGGGACGTAATACTCGACATCCACATGGTTCCGTGGGTACTTAGGCATTGGCACACCTCTGACTTTCAGGCAGTGTTGGCATTTTCGCCCAATCTTCCCGCGCCTTTTTCCAACAAGTGGGGCAGTAAACGAGGTCACTTTGTTGCATCATCCTCATATATTCCCCACGCCCATAACAGTCGATGAAGCATTTCGAGCAAAAAGTATCACCGCATTTTTCGCACCCCCACATCTCGCCGTGCTTTAGGTCAGACGCGTCCCACTGCATCTCAAATCCGCAAATGTCGCAGGAATAGGTGTCTGAAATGAGATTGTAAGCCATTACGTTTCACCGCCTGTCACCACATATCACAATCAGCAGGAATGCTGACATAAAATATACCCGTTGCCTCGTTAAGACGCACATCAGCACCGTAGCCGCTCTTTTTGATACTCTCGATGACTTCCTCGGTCTTGCGCTCATAATACTCATTCCACACGCCATGCTTATACATCACGGTTTTTGTGTGCTGAATGGCTTCAATCGCATTTTCGACCTGTAAAGTGCATATGTTTTTCATTCCTCATTTTCCTCCTTCACCAAGTCCTGCACAGCCCAGCCGCGCAGGTTTTCTCGATGCCGACGCAGCCGAACTCAGAGCAGTCGGGCATATCATGGTTATAGACGTAGCACAGCGGCTCACGGTTTTTCAGGTCCTCACGGTCCTGCTCCCACTCATCGCGGTGGTCGCTGACGTACAGGTAACAGTCCATCTTGCCGAAAGTGGTGTAGCTACGGATAACGAGGTAAACCAGCACATTGCGGTTTTCCTCAAACTCACGGATGCGCTGCAAGTCCTCACCCTCGGCCCAGAAGAAAGCGCCCACAGGCGGCTCGCTGATGCTGACGTAATCATCCCGCTCGAATTGCTTGCGGGTCTCGGCAAAAATGTCAAGCAGCTTCATACGCTCGATGGCCTCTGCCTTTTTATCCTCTCTGGTAATGTTCATTTCGTGTACCTCCGTTTTATTTGTCCTCAACATCTTTTGTGACGGTAAGGGTGCGCTTATCAACTCTGGTATAGCTACCGTAGTGAGCAACGATGTAGTGGTCGCCGCAGTCCCTTGCGCATCCAGAGGGTGTCCACCCCTTGTACCCACGCTTCATCTTGACGATAAGACGGGTAATTGATTCTTCCTCCATCCAGCCGACAGGAGTGTGTTCTTTGTAGAACCGCTGGTACTGCGCCCGTTCCTCATCGTCGATGGGCAATATCGTAATCATGCTGTCTACTCCTTTCTGCCCTGCCATCATCAGGCCGAGTAGGGCAACTCTCGGCGACCGCCTTACGGCGGTTTCGGCTTACACTTCCTCAGAACGCACGGACCAGAGACAATCTGCCGGGTCGAATCCCCTCTGCCTCAAACAAGCCGCAATAGAATCCTCAATGGCTTTCTCAGAATATTCGCCGATGGTAACGTGCGTGTTGCTCGGTGCATGGTGGATATCTGCGTAATACTTCTTCACGTCAAATCCTTTCTCCCCCGTAACCTTCGGGGCGGGTTTTATGTTCTTAAACGCCCATCGCGGCGCAGAGCTTAGTGAACAGAACTTCGTGGGGAATGCTGGTGCTGAACACCTTCGGCGCGGCGTGAACCTGCTCAACAAAAGCGGCGGGGTCATAGTTGCCAGCCATGAGGTAGTTGATGGCTTCTTCTGCCATTACAACATCGCTGTCATCTCCTGCGAGATAACCAGCCGCGATGCCTACCATATCGTGCGGGGCGGGGTTCTCGTCGCGGATAACCGCTTTGCCGAGTGTGTTGAAAATCTCATCGAATCTGCTGTTTGTCATGGTGTTGACCTCCTATGTTTTTCCCTTTTCTTTAATTCTATTATACACCTATATAGGTGTTTTTGTCAATAGATTTCCCGAAAAATTTTCGAGAAAAATCACTTAAAGTCTGATTTCAAACCAGCAGACCGCACATAAAGTTGTCAAAGTCATCGAGATCCTTGAAGCCTCGTGTCTGCCCTTCATCTTCCATCCGTTCCCAGAGGGCAAGTAGGGCGCTGTCATACGGGGCGGTGTCCACAGACCAATTCGCATGAAAACAGTGTGCCGTCCACAATGCCCGAAGCTGCTCACGGGCGAGCAGGTCCCCGCTATCGTTAATAGCGGCGAAATCCATCAGGTGCGCCATCTCATGCGTGAGATTGAACGAGCTGTCCTGCTGTTCAATGATACGAGCGGCATCTGAGTACCCATCTCTCCGCAGCATTTCAATCTGATTCTTGGTGTATTCGTTCATGATGTTTCCTCCTTCATAGCGATGCGCAAAAATCTCCAAGTTTCTGCCAGAGGTCGTATGCGGCTCCTGTCATTTTTACGCTGGCTGGCGCTCCGCTTTTCAGCGCCCACGTTTGCGCCTGTCGGAACAAGCGGCTGGCAAGCTGCTGTTCCGCGTGGCTGAACTCACTATCCCATCTGCGTTTGCGTGTGCCTGTGTCCCACCGAGCACCGTATCGAGTTTCGCATACCACCTGATACGGAATATCCCGCTGAATCTGCTCACGGCTCAGAGACAAGCAGGTCGGGTATTCTCCCTCGTTCTGACGGGACAGGCGGCTCACCAATCGCAGCAGGGCTGCGGCCAAATCAGGCCGCGCCCCCTCTGCGTTAATGTGCTTGTACACCGTAACCAGCAGGTCAAGGTCTCGCGCGTTAAGTCTCATCGCATATCCTCCGTATCGGCGTCTCCATAAATCAGGTCATAGTAATCATCCCCGAACTCCGATTCCGCAAGCATCGTGATTGCTTGGTCGCCCTGCGCCGCCCTGATGTCCTCCAACTCGGCCATCGAGTAGTAGCCGTAGTCCAACAGCAGCTCATACGCAGGTCGGATGTCAGCAGGGATGTCGCTCAGACCTTCATATTCCTGCTCGCCACCATCAAGCCTGACGATTTTGCCGCTGCGCTCATACGCCCAATCTTCCCAACCCCAAGAGTAACTGCCACGGCTGCCGAAGCGCGTGAACCGCACACTTTCGATGTACTCATACTTCGGGAAGTTGGGTTTTACGGAATCCGCGATAATCCCCACGACCTTACGAATCGTTGTGTTTAGGTGCTTCTGGTTGATGTACTCGTGCTGAGTGTGGGCGTTGTAGTACCCCGATGAGAGGTTGACCGCCGCAACACCCAGCGTCGGAGCCACCACAGAGATGTCACTGAATGAACCGAACTGCGTCTTGAAGCCCTTATTCGTGATGTAGCTCTCAAAGTCCGTGTTGGCGCAGTCGTAGTACACCGCGTCATCTCGGCCTTTGCGGTCAATCTCGATGATGGCTTTCAAGTCACCGAGACCCTTCGGCATCTTGCCTTTGCCGTACTCAGTGCAAAACGCGCTTGCGCCCACACCGCCGACTTCCTCATCGCAGGTGAACAGAAGCCACGGCTTGACTGCCGCCCGTTCATGCGCCGTCACCAGCGCGTACACACCGCAGCGGTCATCACCGCCGATGCCCTGCGGGGACATCAGAATGTTGCCATTGTCGCTCCTACATATCGTCTTGACCGGCTGATGGTGAACCGTGTCAAGGTGTGCCACCAGCATCACCGGCGCTTGACCGGGGACGAGAATGTAACTGCCCTTGCGTATTGTGGCGTTTTTGTACATCACAGTGAGCTTTCTAAACAGCTCGCGCTGTGTCGGGGTCAGAAATTCCTCTATCTTCTTCATGCTACTTCATGCTCCTTTCCAGATTCGACTTCTTCTTCATTCTCATCAATGACCGCGCCACAGTGCGGACAGGTTCCGTCATCGCGCACTTTTACCAGCTCGCCGCAATGCGGGCATTCCTCATACTCAGCGGCGCAATCGTCGCAGACATAAGCAAGGTCGCCGTTCTCCTGATATGCCGCGATGACACATTTGTTGTAGTGGTAGTCGTGGCAGTGCTGGCACTCCATATAGTGCTCGTCAAGGCAGTCGCAACACACCCGGCACTCAATGCCGTTCTCATCATGAACAAGGTACATATCGTCATCGCAATACAGCTCATCACATTCTTCGCAGTAGCTGTAATTCTTACGGCAATCATCGCAAACGTATCGTCCATTAGCCGTCGAATAAACGCTGTCATTTGGATACCACTCGTCACAGTCCTCGCACTGCGTATAGTGGCTATTTCGGCAGTCCTCACAGACCATGAGCGTCCTGCCCCTACTGTCGTGTACCTCGTACAGTTCCTCGCTTGTGTAATTCTCACAGTGTTCGCAGTAGTTTTCTTCGTCATCGTCGCTCAAACAGCCATCGCAGTAGAGCTTGGTGTTGATTTCGTCACCGCAGCAGATACACAGACCGGCTGCCCCAATCTCAAATCCCTCATAATCGTTCTCACGGTCACGCCGGACGCTGACGTGAGCATCGAAGTTTTCATAAGTCCAGTCGGGGTAGCCGCCAAAGTCCTCGTTCTTGAAAATCTCAGACGCGAAGTCACTGCCGCAAAAGTTGCAGGTTTTCCACAGGTTCGGCACTTCTTCCAACATGGAGATTTCACGCTGGACTAAATCACGATAGAGCTTGCTGTCCTCTGCGGCTCCATACACACCGCCCGACGTGTTGTACATCCGGCTCTGCAACAGCAGACCGTTACCGGGCTTGTAGGCGAAAATTTGCCTCGTGGTCTTGCGGTTGTTCAGCGTCTCAGGATTAGATGGGTCATCGACCGTGAACACGATGAACGTGTAGTTGTCGCGGGCATATCCAGAACAGCCGTTGTTGTATTCGTATTCCGTGGAATTGAACGAATGGCAGCTTGTCAGGGTGCTCCCGCGCTTATCGCATTTCGGGTTGCTCATCGTGAGGAAGTGCGCGGGGTTGATGCTGATGTACAACTTGAATCCAATCTTCCTTGCTGTCAGCTCATCCGCAAACTGCGCGTAGAGGTGCTGAAACTGACTGCCCGCTGTCTCATCAGCAACGCCCAGTTTGGTGCAGAGCGCCTTGAACACGCGGCTGAGTTTCTTCCCCGGCGCGTAGGCTTTGGGCGCAAGCCGGTTGATGGCAGCAGTGTAGAACTCCGGCTGGTCGAGGCTTGGATTAGCGAAGAACTCAATGGCGGCTTCGATGTCGGCATACCTCTCACTATCATTGGCCCTTTTAGCCGCATACCTCGGCTCCGCTAAAATATCCCACGCTAAGTTGCGGATGCGGGTGTAGTCCGGGTTGTGCGTCCGTGTCCCGTTGATAACGAGCGCGTCAATGTCCTCGCACCAGACCGGCGACTTGCTGAACAGCTCCCGAAGCTCCTGCTTGGCGTAGCTGCTATCCCTTGCGAGGCGGGTAATGAATGCGTCTGAAACATCGTCCAGCACTTCCGTCTTGTCCGTGTGCGCGCGGTAGTCCCGTAGCGCCTGACGAATATTCCGTTCCGCTCTCTTGATTACTGTCTGCATATCCATTTTCTTTGTCCTCCTGTAATTTTCCATCAAGGATGTAGTTGGCAAATATCCAGTTACGGCAGGTCCGCTGTTCGGGCGTATACTCGCCAACGGGGTCAGGTACATAGTCCTGAAAATGAATCTCCCGTGCATCTGTTATCCGCAGACCGATTTTGTCATTGTTGATTTCTACCAGCTCACCCGGCGCAGGAATAAACGCGACGTGGACGTTGTTCTCCCAGACGCTCCCCGCGCTTATCCCGCAGAGGTAATAAGCCAGTGCCTTTGGGTCCTCATCAATGTCGATGCTCACCAGCGCGTACTTCTTGCACCGGGTCGCGTGGTAGACGCGGTTGTCTTTTTTGGCGTTGAAACACTCGATGCAGCACTTGTCTCTCCGTGCTCCGTATATGGCTCTCAGCCAAAAGAAGTTGTGGTACTTTTTGACCTCTAAGTTTAAGTGCATAGGCGGGTCCTCCCTGTGTATCAGGCAGCCGATTCCTCGGCTGCCTCTTTATTTTCAACGTCGAGGCTCAGCTGCTGCTCGTCCTCGGCCTTGAATGTCCATGTCAGCTGGGCTTTGAACTCGCCGTCGCCCATGTTCTCGATAGTGCAGACCCAGCCCTCGCCCTCAACGGTCAGCTCGTCATCGTCGCGGGTGGTCGCTGCGGCCTTCGCCAGAACACTCTCACCGGCGAGCGCAACGGCCTCGTTCGCTCTGGCGACTTCGAGGGAGTGCAGCAGCCACTGCGCCGCCTTCTCGATTGTGCGGACCATCTTGGTGGAGTAGAGGATGTCGGCCTGTGCGCGACTGGTCCCGACCGTGATGTCCATGACGTTGCTCTTGCTCTCGAAGTTTGCCTGTCCCTGCGCGTGAACCTTCGTCCAGCGGCTCTGCTTGAAGTTGGTGCTCATTGTTTTGTCCTCCTTTTTGGTTTCGGTGATTGTGGTGTCAACCGGCTCGGCGGTTGTGATATGGGCTTCGTACTCGGCCTTCTTGATGACGGTTTTCTTGCCGTCCTCAACGCGGTAGTAACGGTTCTTGCCGTTCTTGTCCTGCTTCACGATGTACTCTGTCATTGTGTTTGTCCTCCTTTTGCTCAAATCCGGTAGACCATTGAGATGGTGCGTGTTGCATTACGAGGTCGGACAATCTTGTGTGCAGGTATCGGAGTGCTGCTGATAGCAGTAACTATGGCATCGTGCGGAGACGGAAGTGCTGAGGACAACGGCACTGCCAAACCCTCGACGATTGCTGGGGTCGCTCAAACGAGAGCGATAACGCCTGAGACGCATACGCAGTTTCGGGCTGCGGCAGACACGATTTCAGAGGATGTTCTGGAAACGGTCTCGCCGAGCGAAACAACAAACCCGTGGACAAAAGATGAGCTGGATGCAATAGCCACCACCCTTGCGGGCGAGTGCTACGATGACAAGGTTCAGGACAAGCGCAAGGTATGTGAGGTCATTCTTAACCGCGTGTCGTGCGACGGATTTCCTGATACCGTGCTTGGCGTTTTAACCTACCCCAATGCCTTTTGCGGTTACTGGTCTCAATCCAGACAAGCGACAGAAAGTGATTACGCTGTCGCAACACAGGCTCTGCGGGACTGGTATGGCAACGGGTGTCAGCCGTTGTCAAACTACCTATTCTTTGAAGCTGGCGAAAATCGTGAAAACGTGTTCCGCGAGGAATACTGAAAAATTCTAAGGAGGACAAATCTATGTTTGAAATGAAAATTACCCTTGAAGCCCCGCAGCTTGCTGCGTCGATTGAGCATCTTGCAACGACGCTCTATATGCAGCACGGATTGTCTGCGGCCCCTACGGTACAGGCCCCTACCCCCGCACAGCAGACCGCCTCTGTCCCGCAGCCCACGGCTCCAACACAGCAGACTACCGCAGCGGCCCCTGCCCCCCAGCCTCCCGCCATGCCTACGGCTCCCGCCGCTGCTCCGGCCCCGGTAGCGCCTAATTCTCCGGCTGTGCCGCCCGCTGCTGGTATGCCTTTAGCACCGCCCCCGCAATACACGGTGGACCAAATCATGCAGGCCGGAGCAACCCTGATGGATGCCGGTAAGGTTCAAGAGCTGATGAACCTGCTGCACAGCTTTGGTGTCAACGCCGTAATGGACCTGAAACCGGAACAGCTTGGCGCGTTCGCTACTGAGATGCGCAAGCTGGGGGCGCAGATATGAGCGCCCATGCCCTACTGTCCCCATCCAGCGCCCACCGCTGGCTAAACTGCACTCCCGCTCCCCGGCTTGAAGCCACGCTCCCCGAAAGGACGAGCGAGTATGCGCAGGAGGGGACGCTGGCTCACAGCGTTTGCGAAATCAGCGCCAAGAAGAAATTCAAGAAGGTCAAGGCGGCTGAGTACAACAAGGAAATCAAGAAACTCAAAAAGCGCGAGCTTTGGGACGACGAAATGCTCCACACGGCAGAAACCTATGTGGAGCACCTGTCAGAGCGGGCTATGGGTTTTGAGAACGAGCCGTATGTCACGTTCGAGGTCAAGGTTGACATCAGCGATTATGTACCGGAGGCGTTCGGTCGCTGCGACTGCGTGATGTTCGGCGGTGAAACGCTCATCATTACGGACTACAAGCACGGAAAGGGCGTACCCGTAGATGTTGTAGAGAATCCTCAGATGATGCTCTACGCCTTGGGTGCATTAAAGCTCTACCAGCCACTATTTGGCGGGGCAATCAAAACAGTGGAGATTTATGTGGACCAGCCCCGTATCAACTCCTACGATGGGTGGCAGGTCAGCGTTGAGGATTTGCTGGCGTGGGGTGCGGAGATAAAGCCGAAGGCTCAGATGGCGTATGCAGGCTTCGGAGAATACCATGCTGGTGATTGGTGTCGGTTCTGCCGTGCCAACGGTATGTGCAAGGCACAGGCTGAGCAGATGACATCGGCACTTGATGATTTCGGCGCGGTGTCTGGCAACAACCCGGCGCTCCTGACCCCGGAGCAGATGAGCGAGGCTTTGGAAAAGGGCGGCTGTCTTGTGGAGTGGTACAAAAAGCTCCAAGACCTGTCCCTCGAAGCAATTCTGTCTGGTACGAAAATCCCCGGCTACAAAGCTGTGGAGGGTCGGAGCGTCCGAGTATGGTCCGACCAAGACAAGGCCCTTGAAACGCTCTTGTCTAACGGTGTGGAGCGGGCAGTCATCTATGATAGTGTTCCTAAAACTCTGGCGCAGCTGGAAAAGGTCTTGGGAGCAAAGCGGTTTACCGAGCTCGTTGGCGAGTTCGTAACCAAGCCGCAGGGCAAGCCCTCGCTTGCAACTGCGGAGGATAAACGCGCAGAATTTAACAGCGCCGTTGCGGATTTCGCGGGTGTTGCTAAAGAGAAAAACAGTGCAGAGCAAAGTTGAAAGGAGAAAAAAGTTATGTATAACAACATTCCCACGAAAGTCCTGACCGGAGAGGTTCGCCTGTCCTATGTCAACCTCATTCAGCCGAGGGCGAACAACAACGACCCCAACGCAGAGCCTAAATACTCCGCAACCCTGCTTATCCCCAAGAGCGATGAGGTTGTTTATCAAAATATCCTGAGCAGCATCGAAGCTGCGGCCGCGGATGCTCAAAGTAAGATTTGGAACGGTGTACGGCCTCCGGTCATGCCTATCCCGATCCACGACGGCGACGGTGTTCGTGAAAACGGCACACCTTACGGCCCTGAATGCAAGGGCTGTTGGGTAATTACCGCGTCCACCAAGCAGAAGCCGCAGGTTGTACATCAGAGCGACATCAATACGGAGTTGCTGCCACAGGACATCTATTCCGGTATGTGGGGGCGTGTCACGATTAACTTCTTTGGATACGCACGTGCTGGCAAGAAGGGCATTGGTTGCGGCCTCGGCAACGTGATGAAAACCCGCGATGACGAACCGCTGTCCGGTGGCGCGTCCGCTGCGGCAGACTTCGCTGGCGTAGGCCAGACCGTCGGCGCTCCTGCTACGCCCAATTACGGTGCGGCAATGCCCGCTACCCCCGGCCAGATGACATACCCCAACACAGGTGCGGCGATGCCCAATCCGATGGGTGTCCAGCCGAGGCAGATTAACCCTCTCACTGGTCAGCCGTTTTACGGGGCGTAAGCAGTAAAAAGACGAGCGACCGATAGCCTTATCAGTCGCTCGTCTCGATTTTTCTAAGGAGGACAATCCTATGACCCCCATTGATTGGATTGATATTCAGTCTGAATATCATGAGATGGAAAGAATGTCTTGTGTCCCTGCTGGTATCCGAAAGGTACGGGCAGACCACGTTTTCGATGAGAATCAGTCTGTTCTCTGGAATCGGAAACAGGTGGAGGATAACAACCAGCGCTTTCAGGAAGAAGTCGCTCGGCTAAATACCGAAAAGAATAAGCGGCGTGACGCTATCTACGAGAAAATCTACAAAGCCATCCAAGATGAAGTGGGCCACGGCTTGACGCGAAAAAAGGCTGTGGTCTTGTGGAATCTCGCTTATGAAAGAGGACACGCGTACGGCATCAAGGAAGTTAAGTCGTATCTGGATGAGCTGATGGAGCTGGCAGCTTTGCTGCTTGATGATATGAGGTGAGCTATGGTATTCACGATTGAGTGGCCTACGGGCTACATGGACCTAAATATCGGTAAATTCTTTGTCGAAGCCAATAAGAGGCAAATTCGTAAGGCGATGCGGTTGGCAAAGCAGTATTGCGATAACAACCAGCGCAAAGAGCTTATTACGGAAATGAACAACGAAATTAAATCTCGCACAGTGGCACTCGACCGCTGCGGCGAGCTGGAATTTGAGCGCGAACAAATCCTGCGACCGTTTTTGGGTTTGTTAGCTAAACGTCCACTTCCGCCGCAGGAAAAGCGGCTCACAGAGCAGTGTGACCGTTTGAAATGGTGCGTTGACCTGATAGAGAATGAAAGGTGGGGATAGTATGAGCTATGTGAAAAACACGATAGCACACCAGCGCATCACTGCGTACTTAGCGGCATTTGATGATTGGGAGCGCAGGAACAAAGAGGCACAGGAGGCGTGGGAGCGGCTGGTTAAAAGCGTCCACCAGATGACCGACTATGATAAGAAGGTCTTTGAGCGTGTGTTTGAGAAGTGGATAAAGGAGGCCAAAAATGCTGCATCATCTGTCGATTGACCTTGAAACTTACAGCAGCGTTCCGATTGCAAAGGCGGGTGCGTACAAATACGTCCAGAGCCCCGATTTTGAAATCCTGCTGTTTGCGTACAGCGTTGATGGAGAGCCGGTGCAGATTGTGGACTTAGCACAGGGAGAGATACTTCCTGATTGGCTTTACCGCTCTATCACTGACCCCGCTTTCATTAAACACGCATACAACGCTGCGTTTGAGTGGTATTGCCTGTCAAAATTCTGTGGGCTGCTCCTGCCTGTGGAACAGTGGCGCGATACTATGCTCCACGGCCTCTACTGCGGTTATACCGCTGGTCTGGACGCAACAGGCAAGGCGCTGGGCCTTCCTGCTGAAAAGCAGAAACTCTCTATGGGCAAGGCACTCATTCGTTACTTCTGTGTTCCTTGTAACCCCACTCAGGCGAACGGCGGCAGGACACGGAACCTGCCGAAGCACGACCCCGATAAATGGGAGCTGTTTAAGACCTACTGCCGGGGTGACGTTACCACCGAAATGGAGATTGAGCGGCGGCTATCTAACTTCCCTGTGCCGGATGCAGTCGAGAAACAGTGGCAGACCGACCTCATCATCAACGCTCGCGGCGTTGCTGTGGACATGAGTATGGTGCAGGGTGCTCTCCATATCGGGGACAGCACGAGAGAGCAACTGATGGCAGAGGCTACGGAGCTCACAGGGCTTGAAAACCCCAACAGTATTCAGCAACTCATGGGCTGGCTGGAACCGAGGGTTGACGATATGGTAACGGACCTTCGTAAAGAGACCGTTGCTACAATGCTCGAAAACGGGACCGCCAAAGATGAAGCAGCGCGAGTGTTGGAAATCCGGCAGGAGCTGGGAAAGACCAGCACCAAAAAGTACGATGCCATTGAAGCGGCGGTCTGCTCCGATGGACGCGTCCGGGGGTTGCTGCAATTCTACGGCGCGAACCGAACAGGCCGATGGGCTGGGCGGCTGGTGCAGGTCCAAAACCTACCGCGCACTTACATCGGGCAGTTACCGCTGGCACGAGAGGCGGTCAGAAACAAAGAGGCTGACAAGTTGCGGCTGCTCTACGGTTCTATCCCTGACACCCTTTCCCAGCTCATCCGCACGTCATTTGTGGCATCGCCGGGGAACAAGCTCGTAGATGCGGACTTTTCAGCAATCGAAGCGCGGGTTATCTCGTGGCTTGCTGGCGAGCAGTGGCGGCTGGAAGTGTTCAGGACGCACGGCAAAATCTACGAAGCGTCGGCATCGCAAATGTTCGGAGTGCCTATTGAGAAAATCAAAAAGGGCAACCCCGAATATGCGCTGCGGCAAAAGGGCAAGGTCGCTGAGCTGGCGCTTGGCTATCAGGGCAGCTCTGGCGCACTCGTAGCGATGGGCGCTTTGAAGATGGGGATTCCAGAGAGCGACCTGCCAGACATTGTTTCTCGCTGGCGGGAATCAAACAGGCGCATTGTGGACCTGTGGTACAGTCTCGAAAGCGCGGCGGTGTCCGTCATCGAAAGCGGTTCTCCCGCAGGGGTGAGGAACCTCATCCTGATGCGGGAGATAGACCCTGCGAATGGGCTGGACTACCTCACGATTACCCTGCCGAGCAAGCGGAAACTGTATTACGCCCATCCAAGCCTTACGACAAACGAATGGAACAAGCCGTCTATTCTCTATTACGGCTCTAACCAGACCACAAAGCAATGGTCGCAGCTTGAAACCTACGGCGGCAAGTTGGTGGAGAATGTGGTACAGGCAATCGCCCGCGACTGCCTTGCAGTGGCGATAGAGCACTTGGAGGCGGCGGGATTCCCCGTAGTGTTCCACGTCCATGACGAGGTAGTCATCGACATTCCAGAGGACAAGGCAAACCTCGATGAAGTGGTGCGGCTGATGACGCCGCCGATACCGTGGGCTCCCGACCTGCCGCTGAACGCGGATGGCTGGATAGGCGATTTCTTCAAGAAGGATTAAGGAGGACAACATGAAAATTATCAACCCGTCATTTGAAATCATTGGAAACGTAGACGGCTCTGCTATCGTGCGCCACATCGAGAAGTGCGGCAGGGTATGTTACAAGTCGGAGGATAGAATTACCGACGACAGCGCGGAGAAGTTCGTCGCGGGCATTATCCAGCGCGGTCACGAGGCGGTGCTGGAACACGCCAGTGTCACGGTCAAGTTCATTTGTGACAGAGGCGTGAGCCACGAAATCGTCAGGCATCGGCTGGCCTCATTCTGTCAGGAAAGTACCCGCTACTGCAATTATTCCAGTGACAAGTTTGGCAGTGAGATTACTGTTATCAGGCCGTGCTTCACAGATGAAAACGAAATGGGCTTTAATCGCTGGAAATCAATTTGTGAAGCAGCCGAGAGGTCATATTTTATGCTTCTGGACTTCGGCTGGTCTCCGCAGGAGGCCCGCGCTGTTCTGCCTAACTCTCTAAAAACAGAGGTCGTTATGACAGCTAACCTCAGAGAATGGCGGCATTTTCTGAAACTGCGTACCGACAACGCCGCCCATCCGCAGATGCGAGAGATGGCACGGCCGCTGCTCTGCACGATGCAGGAGCTTGTGCCAGTCGTGTTTGACAACATTACGTGGAGGGATTACTGTGATGCGAATTGAGAAGGACGACTACTACATCGGCATCGCAAGCGCCGTCTCGAAGCGGTCTACCTGCCTACGGCGGCAATACGGCGCAGTCATCGTGGTAAACGATGAGATTGTTTCCACCGGCTACAACGGTGCTCCACGCGGACAGGAGAATTGCTGTGACAGCGGTGTGTGCATCAGGAACGAGCTGAATGTCCCCAAGGGCGAACGCTACGAGCTTTGCAAGGCTCTCCATGCTGAGATGAACGCCATCATCAGCGCGGCCCGCAAGGACATGATTGGCGGGACAATGTACATCTCCGGCTATGAGGCCGATGAGGGTTGCGCTGACCCGACCTGCTGCCTGATGTGCCGCAGATTCATACGGAACGCAGGAATCATCCGTGTCATCGGCAACTTCAACGGAACAGCGAAAGAAATTGATGTTAGAGAGGGGGCAATGACCCATGAACAGGGCTGAAATTTTAGATGCCGCTCGCGTCTGCGTATGCGGGCAGCGGGAACAGGAATACGGAAAGCCGGAGGATAACTTCAATACAATCGGGCTGCTGTGGAGCGTTTACCTTAACGCCGCGCACCCTGAGTATACAAAGGCTTTCCCCTACAACGGCATCACGGCAAAGGATGTTGCGACCATGATGGCGTTGCTCAAAGTGGCTCGTACCGCCACTGGCAGCAGCCCCGACAGCTTCGTCGATTTGGCTGGCTACGCGGCCTGTGCTGGGGAAATCGCAACCCACGATGGGGAGTGACAGAAAGCCCTCGGCGTACCGAAACGCCGAAGGGTATTATGACCCGACTGCTGGCGAGGCGTACAGCAACATCACCGCAGACGAGCGTAAGCGCGATGCGGAACGTCTCGCTGCGATAAGCACCCTAATGCCTATCCTGCGGAAGGTGACAGAACTCGTAGGCTTTGAAATCGTTGGGCGTATCACATTCGCAGACAAAGAAACAGGCAAAAGGTACAAGTAGGAGGACAAAGTTATGCTTAAAACGATTGCACGTTTCGATATGGGAAATCCCATAACGGCGTGATTATGGATATTACGAAGGGAGGCTGGCGCAGGTGCTGAATTATGACCGAAAGATAACAATTACGACTGGCAACAATCGAAAAAGCATAAACTGGCGGCCCCTTACGACCACGCTGTCTGAGTTCTATGAGAAGTTACGGATTCCAAGCCGTTCAACGGAAACGATGGCAGAATACCTCGCGCTTAAAAAGTCGGAACAGGATGACCGTAAGGACATCGGCGGCTTTGTTGCGGGTAGCCTCAACGGTCCCCGCCGCAAGGCGGGGGCTGTTACGGGGCGCGACATCATTACGTTGGACTTTGACACAATACCACCGGGAGGAACCGATGAAATTCTCAAACGAGTGGAAGGGCTGGGCTGTGGCTACTGCATCTATTCCACGCGCAAACACGCCCCTGCCAGTCCGAGGCTACGTCTGTTGTTCCCACTTGACAGGACAGCTACCGCTGATGAGTATGAGCCGATTGCGCGGTATGTAGCGTGGAGCATAGGGATTGAGTTTGCAGACCCTACCACCTTTGAAGCCACTCGCCTGATGTACTGGCCCAGCTGCTGTGCCGACAGCGAGTATGTGTTCAATTATGGTGATAAACCGATGCTCTCTGTGGACGGGCTGTTGGCGGCGCTGGACCAGAGTATCGGAGACTGGCGTGATGTATCGCGGTGGCCCCAAGTACCCGGTGCGGATAACGCATACAAAAAGCTGGCAATGAAACAGGTTGACCCGCTGAGTAAGAACGGCGTGGTCGGGGCGTTTTGCCGGACATACGACGTTTACGGCGCGATGGACACCTTTCTCGACGGCATCTATGCCCCTGTGGACGATTCGCGTGGACGCTATACCTATCTTGGCGGCAGCACAACGGGCGGTGCAGTCATCTACGACAACGGAATGTTCCTATACTCCCACCACTCTACCGACCCATGCTGTGGAAAACTGGTAAACGCTTTCGACCTCGTGAGGCTGCACAAGTTTGGCGACTTGGACGATAGTGCAGACCCGAAAACGCCGACGAACCGGCTCCCGTCATACACGGCGATGTGCAATCTTGCCATAGCGGACACGCGGGTCTCGCGGCAGATAGCAAAGGAACGAGCCGATTCTGCGGTCAGCGATTTCAGCCAGTTGGCGCAGGTGTCAGACAGCGAGGATGCAGAGGGGCCAGACCTGAATTGGACGCAGAACTTGGAGCTGAACAGCCAGTCTGGGGCTATAAAGGCCACGATAGACAACATCTGGCTCATTTTAGAGAATGACCCGAACCTCAAAGGCAAGTTTGCGCTTAACGAGTTTGCGGGGCGCGGAGAGATATTGGGCGACCTTCCGTGGAGCCCGTTTGAGAAACGCCGCGCATGGACAGACAACGATAATCAGGGGCTTTACTGGTACTTTGAAAAGGTCTACAAAATCACCGGAAACGGCAAAATCGACGGTGCTCTTTCACTCCACAGCGAGAAGCACAAGTTCAACGACGTGTGGAATTTCCTCTCAGGGCTGACATGGGACGGAGTGCCGCGGCTCGACACTCTGCTCATTGATTACCTTGGAGCCGCCGACAGGCCGTATGTCAGAGCTGTCACACGCAAGGCATTTACGGCGGCGGTGGCGCGGGCAATGGAGCCGGGGTGCAAGTATGACACCATGCTGATTCTCGTCGGGCCGCAGGGCATCGGTAAGTCCACCCTGCTGGACAAGATGAGTAAGGGGTGGTTTAACGACGGCATCCGCACCTTCGAGGGCAAGGAGGCCAGCGAGCTGCTGCAAGGCGTATGGTTGATAGAGATTTCGGAGTTAGAGGCGTTCAGGCGTACCGGGGATGAGGCTCGTATCAAGCAGTTCCTTTCGCTTCGCTCAGACCGCTTTCGGGCGGCGTATGGGCGGCACGTCAAGGACATACCACGCTGCTGTGTGTTTTTCGGTTCCACGAACACGCCGGTGTTCCTGCATGACCGCACAGGCGGTCGTCGGTTCTGGCCCGTTGACGTTGGCGTACAGGAGCGAAAGAAATTCGTATGGGCGCATCTGGACGATGAGATAGACCAAATATGGGCCGAGGCGGTCATGCGCTGGCGGCTGGGCGAGCAGATTTACCTTACCGGAGACGTGGAGCAGGACGCCAAGAAAGAACAGGAGGCCCACCGCGATGTCAGCAGTAAGGAGGGCATCATCATCGACTTCATCAACCGTCCCGTCCCCGCAGACTGGCAGAAATGGCCCTTAGATAAGCGCCGCATTTGGCTCAACGGCGAGGCGGTCACAGAGGGTACAGAGTTAGTTTTGCGTGACAGAGTGTGCGCATTGGAGATATGGTGCGAAGCCTTTGGAGGGCAGGTGCGGGACTTTCGATATTCGGAATCGACAGAGATAAACGACATCCTGCGGTCACTGCCGGAGTGGGAGAAAACCCCAAACGGGCTGCGCTTTGGCTACTGTGGGTATCAGCGTGGATTTTTAAGGAGGACGTGAGATGTATGAAGATTTGCATCAAAAGCGTAGACCCAAAGTTCCAAAATGCCTTCAAGCTAACGGTATTCGCGGATTTTTAGGAGTTTTGAGCCCGTCAAAAGTCTATTCCAGCGATTCATTGGAGGCAAAAACATTCTTTGATGGGGTGCTAAAATACCGTATCTACAAACGTGCCGCTGGCAAGGATGAATGGCATCGTGCCTACCGGCAACACCGATTGAATAGGAGGACATAGAGATGTATCTGGCGACAAAAGACGGCATTTCCGAGACCCCAAGACTGAGGCCAATTAAGGCGCTGTTTTGTAAGCACCGCCATATCATAGCCGGTAAGGCTTGCAGTAAAAACGGACTGCGGAGAATTTCGGGGCTTGATGTGTATGTGGTCTGCATCGATTGCGGAAAGGTGCTTCACGAAAACCACACAAATTATTAGGAGGATGCCATGAGGGTCAAGAAGTATAAGGGCAAGGTGTTCGGTGCTGACTTGACCGCAGCCGAGAAAAAGGCAATGGACATCGAGATAAAGCGGCAGCTCGCGGAGTACGAACGGAATCATGCCATCGAACTCGAAGCAATCATTCTGTGGGTGCTCCATGAGCAGCTGGGCTTTGGCGAGAAACGGCTGCGGCGATTCCACGACGGGTTTGCGCCGGAGATTGACGCCCTGCTAAAACGGTACGAGATGGACGATGCAGATGAGACCTGGCTTTGTATGAAAAAGCTCAAAGACGTTGGTATCGACATCACAAAATGGGCCTGAAACACTGAAACATCTGAATGAAACATCTGAATTTCATTCACACATTAGGGATAAAGGGAAAGTTTTAGGCTGGAAATTCAACACAATGTTTCAGCCTCGAATGTTTCAATGTTTCGGGCATTGTTTCACCAATGTTTCAGGCTAAACCCTTGATATTACTGGCTTTTCAGCCTTTTGAAACATTGAAACATTCAAATCATAACTCAGGTAAAAATAGAGAGATTAGAGGAATTAGAGGGTATTGCGTACCTCTCTAATATCCCTAATGCCCCTAATCTCATAAAAAGTATGGGAGACCAATGTTTCAGGAGGTAAAAGCACTTGAAAGAGAGCACAATCGAACGGCATTTGGTCGAGGGCGTAAAGCGCCTCGGCGGTATGTGCATAAAGTTCACAAGCCCCGGAACACCCGGCGTTCCAGACCGGCTTATCATCACTTCGGAAGGTAGGATAATCTTCGCAGAGCTGAAAACGGAGGTCGGCTATCTGTCGAAAATCCAGAAGTACACAATCGGGCAGATGATGAAACGGGGCGCAGATGTGAGGGTGGTTAAGGGCATTGACGGCGTGAGACAGCTTTTAGCTGAAATCGAGGGAGGCGGTATCTGATGAAGTTTGTACCCTACCCCTACCAGCAGTATTGCATCGACAGCATTATCTACAACAGGGCTGTTGGGCTGTTTCTCGATATGGGGTTAGGCAAGACGGTGATAACCCTGTCAGCGATACACGACCTGCGGTACAATCGGTGGGAGGTTCAAAAGCCTCTTATCGTTGCCCCAAAAACAGTCGCGGAGGCGACATGGACAAAAGAGGCGGCAAAGTGGGACCACCTCAAAATGATGAGGGTCATTCCGGTTCTTGGGACACAGCAGCAGCGCCTTCGGGCGTTAGCGACACCAGCAGACGCATACGTCATCAACCGTGAGAATGTCCCTTGGCTGGTCGAACACTTCAAAAACGCTTGGCCTTTCGATATGGTGGTACTGGATGAAAGTTCCAGTTTCAAAAACTCACAGAGTAAGCGGTTCAAGGCATTGAAGCTGGTGCGGTCACGCATCCGACGAATCGTAGAGCTGACCGGCACCCCATCAAGCAACGGTTTGGAGGACCTGTGGGCGCAGATTTACTTACTTGACGAGGGCGCACGTTTGGGTCGCACTATTTCAGCGTACCGGCAGATGTACTTTGCCCCCGGCAAGCGGAACAGGACAACGGTTTTCAGTTATGAGCCGATGGAGGGTAGTTTTGACAGAATCAAACAGGCCATCAGCGACATCTGCATAAGCATGAAAGCGGAGGACTATTTGACCCTCCCTGACGTGATGACGAATGATGTTCCTGTCAAGCTGGATGCCAAAGCGCAAAAGGCATATACGGAGTTGGAGACGGAGCTACTGTTGCAGGTTGATGAAAACACCATAACAGCCAGTAGCGCAGGTGTCTTGACTGGAAAGCTGTTGCAGCTATGCAATGGAGCCATTTATGATGAGGACCGAAATGCAGTTCCGGTTCACGACTGCAAAATCAACGCATTCATGGAGTTGGTGGAGCAGTTGAACGGGCAACACGCTTTGGTGTTCTACAACTTCCAGCACGACCGCGACCGGCTGTTGGAGGCGCTGGCCCCTACTGGCCTTCGAGTGCGGGTGTATTCTCAGGCAAAGGATGAGCAGGACTGGAACAACGGAGAGGTTGACATCCTGTTAGCGCATCCTGCCAGCTGTGGCTACGGTTTGAATTTACAGCGCGGCGGTCATCATGCGGTCTGGTTCGGGCTGACGTGGAGCTTGGAGCAATACGAACAGGCAAACAAGCGTCTGCACCGGCAGGGGCAGGAACACCCGGTTGTTATCCACCACCTGATAGCGCAGGGCGGTATGGATGAGGTAGTTATCGAGGCTCTGCAAAGCAAGGGCGATATGCAGGGTGCTTTGATGGATGCCCTTCGAGTACGAATCAACAAAGTTCGCAGTTAAAAAAGGAGGTGGCACAGCTGTGAAAAAAGAGGAAATCGCTGAGATTGCAAGAGTGGCGGCGCAGGAAGTCCTTGCTAAGAAAGACGAGATGCTGGATGATGAGTATGATTCCCGGTATCACGATGTCAACCTGTTGATGAAGAATTACCGCAAGCTCAAAACGCATTACGCCCACGTTTCGCCGGAGGCTTTAGAGGTCAACGCCATTTGTTCCATGCGCCGCAAGACCGGTCTGATGATGAGCCACGTTGACAAGATGCTGGCGGCATACAAAGCCATTTGTCACGAGGCATTGAACCAAGACGAGGCTCGCCGGTGGGATTCTCTGTACCTCCGGTACATAGACGATGAGCGGCTGAGTGTTGATGAAATCGCCGAGCGGTTGAATATTGAGAAGCGGACATTCTACCGAGACATCAACAAGGCGATGGAGGATATGGCGGTTCTGCTGTTCGGCATAGAGGCAATCGGCAGTTGGAAACACAAAGGCGGGAAAAAGTGAGACGGAGAGGGCTTGTCAGCAACTGAGACAAGCCCTCTCTTTCACAGAAATTTTTCAGAAAAACGATTGACAAAACACCTATATAGGTGTATAATAGAATTGAGCATTGCCGTTCGCAGGAACGGCTCTTAATTTATACCCACGAGGGAGGTGGAGCCTTTGTATAAGCTGATAGGCCCAGATGGAAAGCAGTATCTGTCAGAAGAACCGGGAACGCTCGGCGGTCATCGGGGCATGAAAATCTATGGCAAACTGGATTGCCGGTCTGCCCTCCAAGCGATTGCCAGACCGACGGGCGGGACATACATCAGTAACCGCGTGTTCTTCGCCGACGAGCAGACAGCGATTGCGGCGGGCTACCGCCCCTGCCACACCTGTATGCGCGAGCACTGGAAACTGTGGCAGGAAGGTAGGCTCGATGAATTTTTTCCAAAAAATTTTTCCGAAAAGGCTTGACATTACACCTATATAGGTGTATACTATAATTAGTACGAAGGAAGAAAGCTAAGAGGATAAAACAGAATGTGGACAAGCCCCACTCGCCTTACGAGGTTTCAAAGTGGCAAGCGCAATGCGAAAGGCAACCTCTTAGCTCATAACTAAAAAATCAGGAGGACAAGAACATGATGAGACCTATGACTTACATCGAGGAATTGGAAAACGCGCTGGTCGAGCTGCTGGGTGCTATCTGCGAGACCGACGATGATGCGGAGCTTGCATCACTCACTCGGCAGTATGAATACTGCGAGGCTGAGCTGGTTTTCATGGCAGTTGCCTAATCTGAAAAATTTTCCCGAAATTTTTTCAGAAAAACGCTTGACAAAGTAGCCTAAAAGTCGTATAATGAGAATATAAAGAAAATAATGCGACCGCGCAGAAACCACTACGGGTTGTTAGGCAAATAGGGCAGACCATCTCAGTAATTTGAATCACCTCATTGCTTTACTACCGCCATGCGGCGGCTTTTCTTCTGCCGAAAATCGTACTGGCTTTGATAAGTCTCGCAGTCGAACGATGTTTCCCGATAATAAACGCCGCTCCTGTACCACTCTCGCAAAACCCGTTCTCCGTCCCGCAATTCCGGCATTTCGGCCTTTGCCTGCTCTGCCAGCTCCGTTGCTACTGCAAGCAGAACAGCCGGTGTGGAGCTCACTGATTTCCACTACTGTCATCGTAGCTGTCGGCCAGCAGTTCCTCAATGGTACAGCCGTAAAGCTCTGCCAACTTCGGCAGCTTGTCAGCACGGGGTTTAGCGATTCCGCGTTCCCACTTGCTGACTGCGGATTCCTTCACGCCGACGGCCTTTGCTACTTCGCGCTGTGTGGGAATTGCCCCGCGCAGCCTCCGCTCGCGCATGACGTTCATGCTCTCACCTCCTTCTGAAAGCCTCAGCGGTTCGCTTTCTTGAATTACAAGTCTATTATAACACCTATTTTCTCTTTTGTCAACCTACATTCTTGCGTTTTCCGAAAAAATTTTGTGGCTTGACAACTTGAATTAAAAGACTTATACTTGAATTAAAAGATAGGAGGTGTCCCTATGGACGGATTTGGAGAACGACTTAGAAGATTGCGGAAAGCACGTGATATTACACAGAGCGACCTTGCGGAGTACATCGGGGTGGTTCCCTCTGCCGTGGGTAAATATGAACGGCTGGCAGATTCCTACCCCAGCGTTGAGGCCCTTATCAAAATCAGCGAGTATTTTGATGTGAGCATCGACTACCTGCTGAAAGGTACAATGCCGAGCGGGAACGTGGAGAACAACCTAAACGGCCTGATGACAAACAGCCCATTCATCCAAGCAAACAACGGCGGGGTCGTATTCAACGGCGACGGCTCCATCTCACCGGAGGCGATGGAGCTGCTGCGCATCTATGAAAAGCTGGGCGGGCGCGACCGCCTAAAGCTCCTGAATTTCGCCGTTGACCTCGAAGGAGGTCAGACCACATGAGACGAGCAGCCCTCTATATCCGCGTCTCTACGCTGGAACAGGCACAAGAGGGCTATTCTGTTGGCGAACAAAAGGAACGTCTGATAGCCTACTGCAAGGCGCAGGACTGGCTCATCGCAGACGTTTATGTGGATGGCGGGTACACCGGCAGTAACATAAAACGCCCCGGCATCCAGAAACTCATCTCGGAGACGGACAAGTTCGACCTCGTGCTGGTCTACAAGCTCGACCGTCTCTCCCGCTCTCAGCGAGATACCTTGTATCTTATCGAGGAAGTTTTTCTTCCGAACAAGGTTGACTTCATCTCCATGCAAGAGAGCTTTGACACGTCATCACCATTTGGCAAAGCCATGATAGGGCTGCTGGCAGTGTTCGCCCAGCTGGAACGTGAGCAAATAAAAGAACGGACGTGGATGGGCCGCGTGGCAAGAGCCAAAGCGGGGTTGTACCACGGCGGCGGCAAAATCCCCATCGGATATGATTACGTTGAAGGGCATCTCGTCGTGAATCCTTACGAGGCTGAACAGGTACAGAAGATTTACGACTGGTATCTTGCTGGGGCCTCGCTGAAAACAATAGCAGACCGGCTGCAAGCTGCGGGGTACACGAACAAGTACAGCAGCTACAACTCGTGGACCTCAATCAGAAACATTCTGGAAAATGAAACCTACCTCGGCAGATTGCACTTCGGAGATGTTCTCGTTGAGGATGCGCACGAGGCAATCATCACGCAGGAACAGTTTGACGCTGCGCAGACCATACGCCTGAGACGGCAAGAGGAATTTGGAGCAAACGCATTCCGGTCGAAGCACCTTTTGACTGGCATGATATTCTGCGGTCACTGTGGTGGGCGCTACTATCTTCGTAACACCGGAAAGTATTCGTACTACGCTTGTTACTCTCGCACCAAGCAGATGAAAAGCATGGTGAAAGACCCCAACTGCATGAATAAAATCTGGAAAGCCTCGGAATTGGAGCCCATCATCGACCAACAAATTCGGGTGCTACTGCAATCCCCGCAGATGGCTGCCGACATCGCGGCTAATCGCCCCAAGCACCCTACCGTCAACCGGAACGCCGAAATTGAAAAGCGCATCCGCGAGATAGACCGGCAGATAAGCAAGCTGATGGAACTATACCAACAGGATGACATACCAGCAGAGTTGCTGGGCAGTAAAATCAACAAACTGTACTCAGAGAAAACTGCCCTACAATCCTCTCTTGCGCCAGAAGAAGATGATGGCATTGTGCCATTCGATTTGGTGCAGGAGCTCATCGAGGACGCAGCGCAGATTTGGGACTTTGCAGATGAAAGCCAAAAGCGGCGAATCATTCAAAGCCTCATATCCCGAATCGTGCTGACCGGTGATGACGTAAAAATAGAATGGGCCTTTTGAGATAAAAAGAGCGGGAGCATATCATGATATGCTCCCGCTTCGATTTTAGTATTTGACAAGTGTTTCGTGTTTCAGGTGGCTGGGGACGAGCCAGTTTTCACCTCTGCCGTAGGTTGTGATGATGAAGATACCGTCAAACCTGATAACTGTGTGCTCTGCTCCATTGAGGTCGCGTAATACGCTCCCAACTCTCAAATCGTTTGCCGTCATTATGTTTTCCTCCTTATTTGATTCTGCGCCAGTAGCGGACTGTATATGTCTGTGTGGGAACCTTAGACCAATCTCTGTTCGGTACATTGTATCGAAGGCCACGAACGATGTGGTATGTTTCGTTTTCTAACTTTGTTTCTGCATACCCCGTGTTTACCACTTTCCACATTTCCGAAGCAACAACCTTGCGAACGTCCTTTCCCGTAGGAGGGTAGTCATCTTCGACCAATCGGTAAAGCTCATAAGAGGTATACCACACGCCGATAGCCATTTTCTTATATATCGCTCGTGCCATCGTTTTTTCCATGATGCCTTTCCCTCCCGCTTGTTTTCTGGTTTAGTCCTCGAAATAGATGCTGTACACGGCCTCAGTAATCTGATTAAAGCAGCCCCTCTGGTCGCGCTCAATCGCGCTTTGGAGCATTTTGTTCGCCATCTCAGAAGCCTCTTTGTGTTCATTGATTTTGAGTGCCTTCTCATACGTTGTCATTGTCAATTCCTCCCTATCTTTTATGCCCTGCCATCATCAGCACCGGTGGGGCGGTTCCGGCGGACGGGCTTTCACCCGTTTCGGCTCTTATTTTCCGTATGTGACTTTGAGCAAGTCCATGTTGTTCAACTCTTTGTCTTGGTCTGCTTGCTCGAACAGGATAGCTCTTAATTCCTGAACGGTCATGTTCTGATTTTCGATTTCGGTCAGCGCCTGTCTTAATTCACGGATTGTCATTTTCAGTTCCTCCTGTTTCTTTTCTCGTTTTCCTTTGAACTAATTATAGTATACACCTATATAGGTGTTTTGTCAAGGGCTTTTCAGAAAATTTTTCGAGAAAATTTACTGAAAGTCGTGTGAATAAGCAAAAAGAAATGCCGGAGCATTTAGCTCTCGGCATTGTCTCTTTCGATTGTTTCCATAACAGCGCGTGTGAGAAATCCGTTTACGCTCTCACCCATTGCCGCTGCATGAGCCTTCACTGCGTCAGCGTTGAGCAGTGCATCGCGGCGCAAGATAAAAGCAATCTGTTGATAAGTTTTTTTATTAAACCGGGCATCGGCCTCGGCTTTGGCTGGATTCTTAGGCATATAGTCGCACCTCCTGTTATTGCTCTTTTATTATACCCTATATAGGTGTATATGTCAAGAGGTTTGTGCTTGACTGTGGCTGAGAAGTGTCTTATAATTCAAGTTGGAGGTGTTCGCCATGTATAAACTGATAGGCCCGGACGGAAAACAATACCTGTCCGAAGAACCAGGGGCTCTCGGCGGTCATCGAGGCCAGAAACTATACGGTCGATTGGACTGCCCCTCCGCGCTCCGCGCTATCGCCAGACCAACCGGAGCTACATACGTTAAGAACCGAGTGTTCTTTAAGGACGAGCAAACTGCGCTTGCCGCTGGGTATCGTCCCTGCGCTGTCTGCATGAGAGAGCACTACAACCTCTGGAAAGAGGGAAAACTGGAAGAAGCCCTGAAATGAAAAACGACCCTCCGACATTGGAATACCAACATCGGAGGGCCGTTTTATTCGCCCATGTGCCGCCTCCGTTCTTCCTCAGAACAGGGCGGGAACGGGCAGGTGTCGCAATCCCCCGGTTTGCACGGCGGTTCGCTTTGACCGTGGCTCATCGCCACTGAAACCGCTATCAGGAGAAGGACACCCACCAGAATCATAATGCAAGGGCCGTGACGCCCTGTTTCTGGCTCCTGACCTCTGCCTCGATTTTATTCGTCAGGTAGCTGTTAATGTCGCCGTAGACTTGCGTAATAAAATCTCTGGCGGCAGGGGTGAGAGACGCAATACAAGCCCCCAGAGCCATTTTCGCAGCTTCTTTCTGCGCCTCCGCTGTAAACTCACCCTTGCTTTTGAGTGCGTCCACATACGTCTGACTGGTGGCAGATACCGCATCGGAAACGGCGATGCCAATTTCCGTGATGTAGCTTTGCACCTTCGCATCTTCCGTCTTAGCGGCGATGTTAGTAGCTGCCTTACGGATGAGGGTTACGCCGTATGCGGTAAGAACCGGCACGGCGGCAGTGATAACTGCGATGAGAAGATTAGAAAGAAATTCGTTCATAAGAGCCTCCTTATTTCAACAGTTGGTTTACTTTACGCTGCACCGCCTCGTAGTTATATCCGGCAGATTGCAGACGCTTCTTGCGGTCATCCCCGTTGCCCCATTTACCATCAATTACCTCTCTGGCAAGAGCCTCCATAGACTTTCCCGTTCCGGGGATTTTGATTTTCTGGCCTACGCTGATGATGTTCGGGTTGGCAATTCCGTTATACGCTGCGAGCTTTTGGTATGTCGTACCATAGCGGGCGGCGATTGCTGAGAGTGTGTCACCGCTGACTACGGTGTAGATTTCCTCTCCCTGCGACACGGAAATATCGGTCTCACTCGGCGCGGTGGTTTCGCTTGCACCCGTATATGAGACGTAGGGCAGCTTGCCATGCTTCTTCCAAGTTCGAGTGGGGTAGCCGCTCTTATTGCAGTTGCAAGCGGTAAGCTGCACCTTGTTTGCCCACGAGGGCGTACACTCCACAGAAAGACCATTGCCAACATAAATACCGATGTGCCCGTTGGTCCAAACTGCTTCGCCAACTTCGATGTGGCTGAAATCCGTCGTAACGTTCCGGCACTTGGTAATCATCGTGTCAGCTCCAATGTCGGGTACGCCATTTACCGCATAATCCGCGCCGCCATAGGACTTGGACTTATCACCGCACCAGCCCCACAAGAGCCCCTTGATTAAACAAACGCAATCAAAGCCAAAGGTGTCCTCGCTTGCGGCGTTAATCATGGCAGCTCTCGAAGCATTGCGGTTATACTCGTGGTGCTGGATGTACCGCTTCTTGTTCGCTGCTGTCAGCGGCGCACCGAAGCACCCCATGACGTACAACGTTTTGTAATTCTTCGCCACGTCCACAGCTCTTTCGGCGAGCTGCTTGCCAGTCGTGATTTTTGTTGACACTGTTTTTTCCTCCTTCTTGACACTCGCGTACTTGTCATAAAAGGTTTGTCCATATCCAGCGCGGCGGTTTTTTGCCGCCTCGCTCTGGTCTGCGGGCTTCTCGAATTTCAGCAACACAAGGTCTGATGCGGCCTTGACGCTTGCCGCCGACCTCAGGCTGTTCAGCAACCCATACGCACCCAGCTCCTTGATGAGATAAGTCAGCTGCATATCAAGGTCGCCAATGGATTTGTTCGCGGCTTTCGCCGCGTCCAACAGCCCCTGTTTGCGGCTCCAATATGTCCACTGTGCAAGGCCATATCCTGCGCTGTCGTGGACGAAATTAGTGTATCTGCCGCTGTCCACGGCTGCGGTATAACTGGCATCATTGTACCCCAGCTTTTTCTCGTAGGAGTTTTGCAGGTTTTTGGGGTCAAGCCCGCTTTCAGCGTAGAGATTCCCCATCAGGCCCGCAGCGCCACTGGAATTAAAACCCTGCGCTTTGAGGTAATCCCAAATCTTTTGTTCATTCATAGCTGTCTCCTTGTCCATCAGAGTTATCCGGCTCATCCTGTCTCTTATCAGGCCAGCGGTTGTTCTTAGATAGGTTTTCAACGACACTCTTGATGCAGTAAGCCAGTACCACGCCTATGATTTCAGTGACCGCCACTTGGGACAAGCTCTCTGCAATCTGCACCTTGTCGAGCGCGGCGAGAATGTAACTGAACCACACCCACGCAATGCCATTGGCGAGGCAGAGCCAGATAACCTTTTTCGTAGTTTCCATTTTCACCTTCGGTTTGATGTGTTTGCCGCGCCGAAGGTCGATAATTCTGTGCTGCAATCGGGCAATACGGGCTCGGCAAAGAATGAAGGATAACACGGCTCCGACGAAAAAACCACCTAACAGGGTGAATATAATCTTTACCATGCCATCCTCCTACATTCCTATCTGCCTAAAGATAAACCCAAGAATGATGCCGATAACGGCTGTTGCGATGTAGCCGACAACCTTGCGCCACATCTCTCCATCGCGGCCTTCAAGGTCCTCCAACCGCTTACCTTGCCGCTCCTGCTCCTTAACCATGCCTTCCATGTTTGTAGCCAGCTTCTCAACTGAGGTAGCCAGCGCAGACATTCCGCGCACGTTTTCTTCGAGCAGGTCAATACGGTGGTTCTGACGGCTGTTTTCATCTGCCAAACGCTGGTTTTCAGACACCATGCGCTTCGCAAATTCCTCGTGCTCTGCTCTGGTAATTGGTGTGTCCATAGCGTTATCCTCCTTTCCCGATAGGTATAATCAAAAGGAGACGCAGTTGCGCCTCCTTTTAATCACTAACCATCCCAACACCCAAGCTCGCGCAAACGAGCTATCGTGGCGGCTGCCTCATCTTCTTTGACTTGAGCCTTTAGTTGTTCAAGCACGAACGCTTGAGCCTTGATGATTTCAGCTTGCCGCTTGCAGATGTCAGTTAGCTCTGTAATAAGTTCTGCCGCTGTCATTCCGACACTTCCTCCCAAGCAGCGGCATAGTCAGCCGGAGAGAAGTTAGTGTCGGACTTACACCGGTAAATCTTCTCGTCAGTCCACACCATGTATTCTCCGGCTCGGTACAAATCGTGCGAGCCCTGCACAGGGACGAATGGGCGGGCTGTCTCCGGCGTAGTGCCGTGGAGCGGACGGTTGAACGTGTACCACGCAGGGTTATCCGGTCGAATGTCTGGGTATGTCGTGTTGTCGTACTCCTGATAGCACTCCCACGTTTGCCCCTCAGCGTTGTAGATTTCTCCTTTTGCATGTTTGCCCTCGACCCACTCAGGATAAAGGCCAGAGGCGCGAAGTTTCTTGTCATCTGTGTCTATCGCCTCTCCTGTCAATGTGGCGCGGGAAACAAAGATTGCGCTCGACAGCGCATCCAACATTTTGTCATTCACAGATTAAGCCCCCTTTCGATAGCCGCTTCGATTGCCCCTACCTGCTCTGCAACGCGAGCGGTCTTATCAGCCACGCGGTAGTGGTGGTCGATTTCGTACCAGTCGTAGCAGTTGCCCTCATCATCCTCTTTGCTATCAAACTTGCGGACAATGCGGAAGTTGTCAGTGATGGTCTGGTCGGGATAGGTACGCTCTACGGAGTGAAACCCTGTCAGGTCGGTATGGGCATCGCCTTTGGTTTTAAGGATTTCGATTTCGCCCTGCGTTCCAAATACATACTCCAAGTTAATTCCTCCTTCCGGTGATTTTCCCGAACAATCCGTTTCAGGTCGCGCATAATGCGCTGCCCCTGAAACAGCATCCAGTAAAGGTTGTGATTATTACAGTGTTTTAACTGCCCAAGACGTGAAATCAGGCTTGACGCTGCACCTGCAAAGATTTTCTTTCCTTGCCTCTTTCGCTTTCGGTATCGTGCCAAAGCCCGCTTGATGCGCAGCAGGTTATGCTTGCGAGGCAGGGTGTAGCCACGCCCATAGCGGTAGCCCACTGCGTCCGGCATACGCCCTTTCTGCCTTGTCACCCCTCTGCGGGGCGGCGGCAGGGGCTGGTGCGGCTCGCGTTTCGCTACAGGGAATATCTGCCAGTCGCTTTTGAGCTGCAACTGGTGGTTGTTCAGCCACTTCTCCACGAGAATCCGCAGCTTTTTCAGTTTCCGCTTGTTCGAGCCAAACACGGTTAGGTTGTCCATGTAGCGCGTGTAGTGAGCGCACAGGCCGCTTTGCCGTATGAGCATATCCAATGGCTGTAGAACCGTATTGGCGAACCACTGAGAGGTGTAGGCTCCGATGAGAACGCCTTTTGAGATAATCCGCTCAATGAGGTCCAACACCCGCCAGTCCTTGATGAGCTGGCGCATACGGGCTATCACGACTTCCGGTTTTAAGCTGTCGTAGAAGTGATAGATGTCGCCCGAAAACTCATACTTTGTACCCTTCTTGTCATCCCGCATCCAGCTCTCAATCGCAGCTTGCGCTTGATGTGGCCCACGGTCACGAATGGAGCCGCAGCACCACTTGTCCATGCCGCGCATCATAACCGGCTGTAGGATTTGGATAAGAGCGTGATGCACATACTGGTCGGGCCATTGTGCGGGTTCACTGACCGTGCGCCATTTCTGGGCGCTCGCGTCCCAGCGTTCGGTAACGTGAGGCGTTTTGGGGACGAAACCATCTATAAGAATTTGACGCAGCTCTTTGATTCGCTCTGACTTTGTTTCCTCCACCCAAGCCGTGGTAGCGTTTGGGCGGTGGTGCGTTCGCCAGTGATGCGTTCTGTTTACCTCGTCGATTGCTTCTTCGAGGTTTTCATCTGAAATAAGGATTCCCCAAAGATTCCCCATTCGTTTTGGCATAAGGGACAATCCTCCTTTTAGCTATACGGGCTTTCCAGCGCCCCGAAGGGTGTACTAACCCGCTCCCTTTGTTGCTTATCTTCACCAAGAGGTGAGCGACTACCTGCGCCATAGAAATTGAGGATTAGCGTTATCACAAAAAGGTTGCGGCAGCCGATGTTCGTGTTCGTGTTCGACGTGCTGGTGTAGTTGACGTAGAACAGGCCGTGGTTGGTGTTCTGGTTATAGTTGCCACCAACGTAGAGGCACGGGTTCGACGTGTTGAAGTTCCAGTTATCGCACGTTGGACCGCAGGTTGCATCGGCACTGCGCAGGTAGCCCCAAGATGGCCCCCGCCTAACGGCGGGGGCTTCGTGAGGGGGCTCGCGCCCCCTCACACTCCCCCATCAAGGGAGTTCTTGGAGGCGGCAGCCGATGCTCGAGCTCGTGTCCGACGTGCCGGTGTAGTTGACGAAGAACAGGCCGCGGTTGGTGCCCTGGTAATAGTAGCCACCAACGTAGAGGCACGGGTCCGACGTGCCGAAGACCCAGTAATCGCACGAGTAAGTAGAATCGCTGCCGCTTGCGGCGGTAGGAATGAATGTCGGGAATGCCCCAGACACACTTTTCACACCAAACGCCGAAGGCCAACCGCTCGTCGGCTTACCAATTAGAACACCACCAGAGCTATCGCTGAAACTGTTCGGGTTCAGAATGACATTCATGCCGTTGCTGTTGTAGTAGCAGCCGTCCATCCAGTCAAGCACGTTATCCCACAAGCCCTCAATGTTACGGTACTGCGTACCGCAGCCATAGGTGGTGCGGGAGCTTTTTGTTGTACCGGTATGGTACGACATAGAATCCGTGTAGCCCATATTTTCAGTCCCGCTGTTGTTACCGCAGCCGTAGCCGATTTTTGCCTGAGAGTTCCAGTCGGCAAACTCTACGATGTAGAGCAGCCAAATGGTAAAGCGCATGGCGAAGTCCATCTGCCAGATATTTGAGCCGAGGTTGTGGATAGCGGTACGCGCCGCAGAGCGAGTGATACTGGCTTTTGGCTTGCCTCCTGTCTTGCTCTTATAATCGCTGGTGTGGCAATGATAGCGTCCGATGTAGACCACATCGCGCTCACCTTTTCCATCGCCCCGGTTCATGTGAGCTGGGGAGACGGAGAATCCAGAGGTTTCTTTATTGGCAATCTGGATTTTCATACCCGCGCCATTCTGAGTAATCTTATACCAAAACTTCGGAATGGCTACCATCACACCGCCGGTGCGGTTGCTCTTTACCATACCAGCCCACGGCTGGATGCTGTCAAAGGGAGAGCTACCATTACCGTTATTAACTGCGGGCACGGGGTCGGTAAAGCCAGCCGCCGCATCGGTGCGGGTCCACTTGGTCGTGCTGGTTCCATCCCAGCTTGCACCGTAAATCTTCGGGGCCTCTACGGTCACGGCGCAGGACTTGTTGGCGGGAGCCAGATAATTCGCGCCCTCGGCAACCTTTACCGTGATTGTCGCAGAGCCGACAGCCTTGCCTGTCACCACGAAGTAATTCCCGGACTTGCTCACCGTGGCAACGCTGGTGTTACTGGACGTTGCAGAAATTTCTCCGTCGCCTGTCTGCGAGGCAGAGAGAACTGCGGTCTCACCGGGAGCGCCAATCGTGATTTTCGTGGGACTAATAGTCAGTGTGTTCGCGGCTTTGCCAATGCTCCACGGAACCGACTTTGCGGAGGTCGAACCGTCAGGCCACTGGAAGTTCGCTTTCGGCGTTATCGTAGCCGCATAGCTCTTTGCGGCAGTGCCGGAGGTGTCCCCACCCAGTGTCATCTTGTTGGCATCATAATTGCTCAGCGTAGGCGACTGCGCCTGTCCGTTGTAGGTCAGGCTTCCGCTCTGGGTGGGAACCGCGAGCGTAGCCTTGGCGATGCTCCATGCGACAGTCTTGGCTGCGGTCGTCCCATCAGGCCACTGGAAGTTCGCAGTCGGAGCGAAAGAACTGCTGTAATCTCCGGCATCGGTCCGCGCCGTCTCCGTCTTGGTAAGCTGATTGGTGTTAAGGTTCAGCCATTCCGGGGTCTGAGCACTTCCCGTATAGACCAGCGGCGTTTTAACGCTGGGGACTTCGGCGATTGTGGCTCGCTGAATGCTCCACGTCAACTCACGTTCAGTACGGGATTTATCGCCCCATGTGTAACCCTCCTTTGGCGTGGCATACGCCTTGTAGATTCCGGCGTTTACCTCGCCGGTAAAATCAGCCTCAGATACCTTGCCGCTGCCGTAGGTGATTACCAGCATCTCAACGGGGTAGTTGTTCCACGTCGGTTTCTGGCGGGTGCCGGTGTAAGCCAGACTGCCGGACTGCGAAGGCGTGGCTGAGATGGTATTCTGGACAGCGGCGATAGCCTCCGCTGCGCCGTCCGCTGTGGACTTCGCAAGCTCTGCGGTAGACAATGCCTTATCTGCTGTCTTTTGCGCGGCCTTTGCCGCTTTCAGCGCGTCATCCGCTGTCTTTCCGATACGGGCAACCGTCTTGTCCAGTTTCTCACCGGTCTTGGGGTCAACGACAGCAGGAGTAACCGTTCGGGGAAAGACCTCATCGTAGTTACTCGTTTCGGGGTGTTTAGGGTCCTCATAGACACGCTGCTCTGCGATGACCCTATCACGCAATTTACCCATGATTTACTTGCTCCTTTCTTTTATTCACCGGTTTCGTTGGTTTGATTCTCATACCAATCTTCCACCTGTTCCAGCACACGGAGATGCACACGGGTATTTTCCCCCGGCGTCTCCGCACTTGACAACTCCGTGAAAGCGGCAAAGCGAGCTTTCATCACGTCCATCGTGGCGATTGCCTCCGGGTTGATGACCGTCACATCCACCTCGACGGCATCCACGATGTTGATGCAGGTGAACTCCGCGAACTTCTGCACGGGGTCGCTCGCCGCCCGAATCCATTCGGGGCTCTCGGCAATCACGATGTAGGTATAGAGGATTTCACCCTCGTCGGGGTCCATCGCCCAGATAGCGCCCTCGGACGCTAAGAAACCGACTTCGACATCCCGGCTGAACACTTGAAAGACGATTTGGGCCTCACCCGCCACTGGCGTACTGATTTCCGAAATCATACCCGGCGCTCGCCATTCTGCGAGGTCGGTCATGTCCTTCGGGGCTTTTCCGTCAGGCACTGTTCCAGAGCCGACAGCGGCACGGGTAAACTCAATCTGAGTTTTCGACGCCATGAGCTTGGCTATCAGCGCCCTCCCTTTTTCTGTTAGATAGTTGCCGTCTTTGTAAGCAGTAGGCATTTCTTGCTCTCCTTTCTTCAATAGCATGATGTGATGCTGATACGGGAATACTCGAACAGAACAAACTCAGTCACGTCCACGCCTTTGAACGTCTGCGGCTCTGGCGGCACCGGCGCGGTTTGGACCTGCGTATGCTCGAACAGCACTGCGTCTGCTGGAATGGCATCCGTAAAAGTACGTCGGACATCAAACAGCCCGAAGGTCAACCTGCTCCGTTCAAACGCCGCTGACGCGACAAAATTGTTCTCTGCCGAAGAATGCCTTACATCCGGTAAATCGAATGTAAGGTGGCTACGGTCAAAAAGCGCAGTCGTGATGGGCGTGGTTTTCTCGAAACTACGGTAGCTCCGCAGGGTTGGGATAATGCCCACGCCAGCGGCGAGAATCCGCTTTATCATCTCAACAATGTCAACCACGTTGGCGATGGTCTCAGCGGTCAGGTCCGCTTCATTCACGTCGAGGCTAATTTTTGCCGGAAATACCTCGTCCAGCATTATCTTCTCCACAGGGATTTCAAACAGCTCCGCTGCCGCATTTAGCACCGTGTTGATGTCGCCGCCTGAAAGCTGTGACAGCAACTTGACCTTGATGGTGAGCCGGTAAAACGCATCGGTCGCACCGAACCGCTCTACCCCGAAATTCGCGCCGTAACGGTCAAGCACTGAGCCTTTGGCATAGTCGAGGTCATCCCACAGCTTGATAAGCTCCGCTTGCTCCTGAACAGAATCCAGCCCCCAAGCGAATATCGAAAACAACTTTCCAATATTTGTTTCTATGGCTAAGCCTCGCTTGTGGTTATCGTAGTCTTTTCGTGTGTACGCACTTGTTAGCGCATACAACATCTCAGTCAAATATTCTTTCACGATACCGTCACCGAGCCTTCCTCAGTCACAGCCTTCTGGCGGGCGGCAATCACAATGTTGTCATCGCTGAACGTCTCTCCGTTAGAGCTGATTTGCAGGTCGAAGTCCACAACACCGGGCACCTTCAAAACCTCTGTCGGGAGCGCTACTTGGATAACAGACTGCCCGATGTTCAAGCCGCCACGAGCGTTCCCGCCGATGTATGAAACGAGGTTTCGCTTGATTTGCTCAATGCCGTCCAGCGGGAAGTGTCGGTCGGTCACGAGGTTTGTCACCTTCACCCAAATCTTTACCGGTGTTGGGCGGCTGAAATGGATGTCAAAGGTCTGGCCTGACGTGCTAACTACCGCAACGGTCGTGTTGCCGTAAGTCTGAACGCCCGCCGCTTTCCGTCTGAAAATCGCTTTGGCTATTTCCTCATCCAGTCCGCCATACACAACCATCTCGAAGGAATGGGGCGGGAGACCGCTGGCGTTCGTAACGTCCGTATCATTTTCCTCACCCGTAACCGCGATGACCGCTTCAACACTCTCGTAAATCTCGGCCACGATTGCGTCAATGTTCACGCCGCCAGCAAAGTCAACGGAGAGATAATACCGCGCTCTAAACTCGGCATCGGTTTCTGTGTTGCGTCCACCATCAAATGGCTTTTCATTCGTGACCTTCGTAATACCAGTCTTAGGATTCGTGATATTCGTAATTGTGTTCTCGGCAGTGTTGCCGTCCGGTCCTGCGATAACCGCCGAGGCGGGAACTGTCACGCTCCCATCCCTTATTACGCCAGAGGCGAGCACGATGTACTGAATACCCGCAATGGTCTCAGCCAGATACCCCTCCGGCACCTCTACGTTGTCCTCGCCAGAAAAGGTCAAATAGCCGACGGCCTTCTGCGCACCGAGTAGGCGTAGACCGATTACCCTGCCGAGATTGTATAGGCTGTGGCCTACCGCCGTATCAATGAACCGGCTGTTGTACACGTCCTCCAATGTGGAGAACAAAAGGTTCAGCATCCAAGCGTAGATACGCAGGAAAATCCCCAGCGGAGAGCGCACCGTCATATTTGCGGTGGAGCCGAACAGCTCACGCGCTTTGTGTTCAAGCGCATCCAGCAGCTCAGCATAAGTGGGTCGCCTGAAACCGGCATCCGTCAACCCCCAATCAGCCATCTTTGCCATTATGCTGTCACCTCCAATGCAATAGATTCGCCATTTACGAGTGTCGCAGAGAGCTGTACTATGAGCGTTCGACGGTCATAGCTCACCGCTATTTCGTCAATACGCTGCACATCTGGCTCCTGAAAAACCGCCTCGCGGATGACCTCTTTGATTTCCTCATCCTCGATTTCATTCTGGTTCCTTCCAACAATGGATTCATAATCCGTCCCGTGTTCGAGGTCGGCGAAAAATTCCTCTTTCCATGTCGAAAGAGCGTGACGGACATTCTGGACCGTTGTGTCTTTGTCGAAGATTTTCTTGAACGACCCGTCCTCATCGAACACTAAGTCGTGGGTGTGTGGGTCAATCAGCAATGTCATATTGTCGCTCATATCCTTCATCCTCCTATGAACACGTTGCCGCTGCCGTCTCGGACTGAGCCGCCTATCGAGACAGCATCGCCAACCCGTCCAGCGGAAATGCCGTTGATGAACACACTGGAACTGCCCGCACTGATTTTATCCGAATGAGAAGGGTGCGAAACACATCCATGAGAGGCATAGCTATCACCAACTCGTCCCGCGCCCTTGCCGTTGATGAGCACATCCGAGCTGCATCCTGTCAGCGGAACAGCGCCGCAGGAATCATGCCCGGTGCAACAATCGCCTTGCCGTGTAGCCGCTGCCATACTGCACCCCCTAATTGAGATTGATTGAGGAACCATTCAGCGTGATTGCGCCGCTCGCGTTTATGGACACCTCGCCGGTGTTCATTGAAATCTTGTCTGCGGTAAACTCCGCTGTAGTTCCCTTGTTTTTGATTGCTATTTTGTCCTGCTCTAAAGACACATAGCTGCTGCCATCCTCTTTCGCAAGAACCAGTGCATCGTCTGGCAAGCCCTTAACGGTATAGCCACCCGACACGATGCCACCTATGAATATAGCATCGCTGGTGGAGTGGTTGCGTGTGGTCTGGGGCCTCGCCTCCTTCCCGCCGCTCACAGTTGCGTCTGAATCGTGGTCAAGATAAACCACAACGCCAACGTCGCCCTCTTTTATCCACGGCCTGATGATATACCCCCCTATGCGTGTAACCGCGACAGGGACGCAGAGAATAGGCGGCTGGCTCTCGAAACTGCCGTTCTCTAAATGCTTCGAGAGCGGCTGCACATTTACAGTCATCTTTTCTTTATCAAACTTTATCACCCGCACCGTAGCCGAAACGCAAATGGATTCAGCGAGCTTCTGGTCGCGGGCCCGTTCGTAATTGTACTGATTGAGCTTTGACATTTCCGAACCTCCTAATAGGGCTTTAGCTCCATCGACGTTTTCCAACTCCCTGTTCTGCTGCCGGAGTGCTTGCCCTCCACCACAATAAACCGCCCGTTCAGGTCATTAGACTGCACCTTCACAACCTCAGCGGTAGCTATCCGATAATTCAGGAGGCAAGACCGGGAAATGGTATCGTCCTCAGTAGTTTCTTTTTCAGACTTGGATTCAGGCTCGAAAATAACCTTTTCTTCATCAGCCCGCAGGAGGCCCGTCGCGGTAGTCAGCACCACACCGTTGTTTATACCGTCATCAGCCTTGGTTATATAGACCTGTCCGGTCGCCCTAATGATAAACCGGCTCTTGCATTCGTTCACCACTATTTCGGTCAGCACCTGTTTCAAGTTGCCACGACAGACCCTGCCGCGGGGGTAAACTTGGTCTACAGATAACTCGCATTTTGAAACCTCCATCCCGAAAATATTCAACAGGTCCCGGACAATAGCCGATGCTTTGGCGTTTTCAGCATAGGTCTTATTTATGAGACTTCCAAGAATCTCGTCTGCCCCCGGCTGCACGGTCAGCGTGGTGGTCCAGTCTACGCTGCTCCACTTGTGTTTCAAGCCCACCACTTTGCCGATGAGGATGCACCCAACATCTCCCTCATACCCGGCGTTCAGGACAACAGGGTCATTCTTCTTGATGTTGTTCCGCGTATTGGCTGAGAAGTTCTTTACTGTCACCGTAGCAACCGGTGGTTCATCGCTGTCCTCAAACGGTATCTCAAAGGAGAAATCCAGATTGGCAAGTGAGTATTTGTTGTGACCGATTGTGAGGGCGGCGTCCCTTATCCAAAAAGCCATTATTCCGCCACCTTCCTTTCAAACAAATACAGCTTTACGGCCTTGCCGAAGTTGTCTTTCGTCACCTCTGAAATCCCATCATCCGTTATACAGACAGGAATGATGACCGGAATAGGGAACCGCTCATCCTCCACGACGTTGAACAAAGCTCTGCCATACCGCACTACCTCTCCGAATACAAGGACTTCACCGTTGAGGTCGTAAAGGTCTATGGTATAAAACTCGCCAATGTCGTTGTACTTTACCGTAAAAGTAAAGGTCTTATCAACCAGCTTGATGCTGAATGAGTACGGCACTTTTGCGGTGTCGATGTTGATATACTCAACGTCTTGATTAAGGTCTATCAGCTGCAATGCCATACTCACGGCCCCCTTTCTAACTGATTGCTATACCGTTGTAACCTCCGGTCTGTCGCGTGAGCGGCGCGGAACTGCTACCCCCTGAGTAGGCAGCGTCCCGCCTGTTCACGCTCGCCGAGCTGACAGACTGGTATGCAATCGTAGTCATCCCGGCATTCATGGTTTTTGCCAGCTGTGCGTTGTTGCTCTTGCCCGCGTCTTGCGATGTCATGGATTGCTCCCCATCCATAGAAACGTAATCGGATGTAGTAGTCCGTATTTGCTTTAGCGTTAAAGAGAACGCCGCGCCATTTTTATTCTTGTACGAACGGTCAAATTTGAGACTTGTGATGACAAGCCCCGTCATGCGGGTCACGCCGATATAGGTGAGGATGTCCCGTGATTCCCGCATCTGTTTGAGCTTTCTGATGGCACTGTCGCCACCGACGATTGTGCCGGAGATACTGAGCTGACCCTGTGCGTTATTCACATGGTCGTTGATGTCTGCGCCATCCTCTACGGGATTTGACGTAATGGAGCTTGAATAGCTCTCGCTCTCTTTTTCCACCACGCCTGTATCATTCGGAACAAACCGAACCGTGCCTCCCTTTTTGCCGGTAAGTGTGTATGCCATCGTCTCACCTCCAAATCAGGGCCGCGCCTCAACCGTTGGCAGTACCTCAGTATGGAAATAGAGTTGATAATGATATGGGTCGGTGTGCGTTCCTGTGATGTCCTCCACGACGTAAAGTGTGTAGTCGTTTAAGTAAATATAGTTTTTCTTGTACTCATTCGGGCCGACTTTGCACGTCACAACCAATTCACTTGCCGAGTTGTTGCTGACGCTCATATACCCCTCTGCTTCGAGGATTATTGTGTCCGTCCGTGCATTGTACACGGTGATTTTCCTCTCGCACTCGAAGTAGTCAGCTTGCTTGGACAGGTTGGTGTTTACCTTGTCTGCCTCCGAACAGGCAGACAAGGTAATCAGGCACAGTAAAAGCGCCAGCACAAGGGCAAAAATTCTTTTCATTTGGTGTTCCTCCTATTAGTAGGCGTATTGATTTTTAAGCGTCTGCCGTTCCAATTCTTCCTCTCGGAACTCTCGGAACAACTCGCGCACCGTATCATACAGGGTGCTGCGCAGGTTTTCGGTTTTTTCCTCATCCGCGTCACCCTGTACCACAATAGAAATCTGCGGCGCAAATACCGGAGCCGCGCCGCTGTTGCTTGGCTCAGATACACCGTCTGCGCTATCAGCATCGCCAACGCTGCTACTGCCATAAATCGCATCAGCAGAGGTGTCAGGCGGGTTGAAGTCCCCGACCATCGGAGTTACATTATAGGACACGTCAGACACTTTGGGTGTGTTCACGTCCCCAATGACGGGATTAACAGAATAGGACACGTCAGGCACAATAGGCGAACCGACAGACGGGAACCCAACATCGGGGTCTGGAATGTCAATTTCTGGCCCGTCGAGCTTGGTCGGAATAGAATCTTCCATATCCTCAGTAACAGACTTCATTGTCCCAACAAAGCCCTTTCCAACGCCCAAAGCCATGTTGTTTCCTACTTCGTGCTCAAACACGGTGGACGGACTGTGAATCCCGAAGAAGCCTTTAATGTTGTTGAGGATTCCACTGGCCCAACCAGAAATCTGATTCCATAGCCAGCTGCCCATAGACGAAATGCCATTCCACAGGCCCTGCACAATACTCACACCAATGTTGAGCACCTGCCCCGGCAGACTGGCAAGTCCATTGACTACTGCCGAGATTATCTGCGGTAGCTGCGCTACAAGCTGTGGTATCGCCGAGATTATGCCGGACGCGAATTGAAGAAGCAGGTTGATACCTGTCTCAATAATCTGCGGCAGATTCGAGGTTATCCCCGAAACGATGGTGGAGATTATCTGTGGAACCTGACTTATCAGCTCAGGCAGAGCAGAAATAATGCCCGTCCCTATATTGATAACAAGGTTCATACCCTGCTCTAAGATGAGCGGAAGGTTTGCGGTAAGCGTATCGACGATGCTGGAAATAATCAGTGGCAGTTGTGCCACCAATTCAGGTATCGCCTCTACGATGCCCATTGCCAGATTGACGACCATCTGGACGCCCTGCTCCAAAATGGTGGGCAAACTCTCCGTAACAAACGAACAAATTTCAGTGATGATTAGCGGTAGCTGTTCGAGCAGCAGAGGAATGGAATCAATGATGCCCTGCGCCAGTGTAGATAAAATCTGTACGCCTTGTTCGAGAATCATGGGTATGCTCTCAGTCAAGAACCCGATGATACCTTGTATGATTTCGGGCAATCGGCCTATCAAAACCGGCAAGGCGTTTACAATTCCATCTGCCAGCCCTTGCAGAATTTGGAGCCCAGCATCAAGGATGAGTGGCAGGTTTGCGATTATCGTGTCTACGACGGTGAGCAGGGTATCAATAACCGTTGGAATCAGCTCTGGTAAGGACTGGCCTATTCCCGTCGCTATCGTAACGATTATCTGCGCCGCTGCTTCAATCACAGTCGGAAGGTTTTGGAGAATACCCTGTCCGAGAGCACCAAGCAGCTGCATACCAGCGTCAACAAGTGTCGGCAGCATATCAATAATCATGGCAAGGGCGTCACTCAGTATTGTGCCGAGCGCACTCATCGCGCCAGACAAACCGCCTTCTTGGAAAGCAGTAGACAGGTCAGAAACCGCACCGCTCCCGAACTGTACAAACTCACGCAACGTAGGCGTAAGCTGGTCAGATAAAACAATCTGCGCCCCTTCGAGCGCAGACTTGAATAGCGTTATATCACCTTCAAGGTTATCCAGCTGGACATTCGCCATATCCTGCGCCGCACCATCGGCATTGCCGATGGCCTCCGTCAGCTCGCCGAACCGGTCTGCGCTGGTTCCCAAAAGGGCGTTGACCGATTTCAGGTCAACCTTGTTAAAGATAGTGCTGAGAACTTCGGTTTGTTCCTGTTGAGACATGGTACCGAGAATACCTTGCAGGTCTCCGAATGTCTCATTCAACGGACGCATATTACCCTCGGCATCGAATACCTCAAGACCGAGTTGCTGGATAGCTTTTGCTGCCGTATCTGTTGGAGCTGATAGCGATAGGATTACATTACGAAGGGCTGTGCCGCCCTCTGAACCTTTAATACCGTTATCAGCTAAAACACCAAGCATGGTAGATAGCTCGGTTGTGCCACCAGCGAGATTCTTTGCAGTACCGCCAACGGTAAGAAACGCTTCGCCCAACTGTGCAACACTTGTGTTGGATTTAGACGCAGCCATCGCCATCTGGTCTACCATTACAGATGTTTCGTCCAAAGTAAGACCTAACGCAGACTGCGCATCTGTAACCATGTCCGAGGCTGAGGCCAAATCTATGCCACCCGCAGCCGCAAGGTTCAGCACGTTTGGCAGCATCGCCATAGAGGTTTCAGCATCGTAGCCAGCCAATGCCATATAATTCAAAGCATTGGATGCTTCTGTTGCTGAGAACGCGGTGGTCGCGCCCATCTCCATAGCGAAACTTCGTAGCTGGCTATATGTCTCAGCCGCCTCGGACCCCGCCGTATTTAATTCTTCTACGGAGTAGCCCATTGTGGCTGCGACCTGCGACATGGAAGAATCGAACTCCATGCCGACTTGCACCGACGACATTGCGAAACCGGCTACTGCCGTAGTGGCCGCCAGCAGTGCAACACCAACGCCTTTTAGAATCCCTCCGAATTTATCAAATTTTCCACCAGAGGAATCGGCGGCGTCACCAGCATCCCGAACGCTTTTTGCCGCGTCATCTGCGGCATCGCCTAACCCATCAGTAGAATCGGAGGCTTCTTCTGCACTTCGGGCCATAGAGACAAATTTATCTTTAGCAGATTGGATTGCATTTCCCAATCCGGTTTTTATCGTAGTAATGGGGTGTGTGAATCCTTCTTTGATACTGCTTGCCGTGTTGACAACATTATCTTTGAAGTCCGACACCGTGCTTTTAACATGGGTAAAAGCTCCGCCTACGCCCTGTTTTAAGGACGAGGCGAAGCTGTTCCCATTGTCAATTCCTTCGAGGAATGACCTGCGGAACGCAGAACCAACACTGGTCGCCTCAGACTGGACATTTCCAAGGCCGCTTGTCACCCGACGAATACCACTCTCTGCTTGCCCGGTGTCCGCACCTACAGTAATTCGGTGTCGTCCGGACTGCATATCACCTAAGTTACTTGTCAGGCTACGGATATTCGATTCCGCTTGCCCGGTGTCTGCGCTTACTGTGATACTGTACTGTAAGCTACGGGCCTCGTCCACAGGTCATCCCTCCCTTCTATTCGGTTTTCTTTTTACTCCAAACGTCCTGCCACAGCAGCCGCGCTTGTTCAGCCTCGGCAAACTCATAGAGGTCCATGTTTTTGAGTTCGGTATAACTGAGGCCATCACAGCAAAAGACTAACCGCCATAGACGCTCGTTGTTCTCAGCCCTGCGCTTGGCTGCTTTGGGGTCAATTTCGCTCGCCCAGAAAATTTTCGATTTCGCGTACCAACTCGCCCGGTGTCGCCAAATCCTCCTGTTCGTCGAAATACTTTATACCCTGCTTGGCTACCTCAGCAGGGGCCGTAACGCAGCCCTTGATGAGAGCATCCGCATACTTGGCGGTGTTCTTCCTGCCGCTGGCGGGGTTGATGTAGAGGTCAGTCAGGTTGGAGTACCACGAAAAGGTCACGCTCTGGAATGTGTACTCGACATTGTTGATGGTGGTCTTTTTTGTTCTTGCCATTTGGTAAATCCTCCTTTGAAACATTGGTTGTCCGTACTTTTTATAAGAATAGGGGCGTTAGAGATATTAGAGGGTATAGGTATATACCCATATCCCCCTAATCCCTCTCTTTATAGTTCTAATAGTAGAAAATGTTTCAATGTTTCAATAAGCCAGAAAGCCTGTAATATCAAGGGTTAAGCCCGAAACATTGGTGAAACATCACCCGAAACATTGAAACATTCGGAGCTGAAACATTGTGTTGAATTTCCCGCCTAAAATGCGACTTTCGAGCCTAAATCTGTCTTTTAGCCCGAATGTTTCACCCCAATGTTTCAGCGGATTTCGATGTCAGGGATGAGGAAAACGATGCTCACATCTCCGGCATCCTTGCCTCTAACCCTGTCAGGCAGCTTCTCCACCATGCAGTTCTGCGCGAAGAACACAGTGCCACTGTCGTTGGCATCCGTAATGGCAAGGTTCGCCATTGTGTTCTTCTCTGCGCACCGTTCAAGGTAGGGGAGGTCGGGCGATTCCTGCTGCAACGTGATGGTGAGCTTGCCCGCCTTGTTCGCGTTCAGAACGTAAGTGCTGTCACCCTTCACGCCCTTCTTCAAGGTCACATTGGCCTCGTCGCGGGCCAGCGTGAACAGGCTCTCGCCGAACATACGAAGCTGCCTGTTGTTAAAGGTGACGTTGACCTTCAACGGGTCGTAGGTTTTTAACATAGCTGTTTACTCTCCTTCCTTACAGAGATGCGCGGAGCGCACCCTTGACCTTGACGTTGTGGATTGCCCCGGAAAGCAGAGCCTCCCATGTGATGTCAGGCATTATGCGGTTTCTGCGCTGGTCCTCGGTGCTGTCGGCATACTTCGGAATGACGACCGTAAACACGCCCGCCTTGCTCTCAGCGTCGCGGGCGATGATGTTGTGGTCCACCGCCTCGGACAGAGCTTGCATCACCGCTGTAGCGATAAAGCCGAAGCCCGCGTCATCATAGTTGATGTTGGCGTTTTCCAGCAGCAGGTTATAGAGCAGGTCGCGCATACGCTTAGCAATCCAGTCGCCGCCCAGCACCACGTCAATGAACTCACCGTTGAGACAGGTGCCGTCCTTGACATACTGCCGCTTGTATTCTTCCGTAAGGAAGTTGACGTGGTTCTCCAAAAGAGCGTCCCGCTCGCCATCAGTAAGTTGCGGCAGGGAGATAACGGATGCGATTTCGGCGTTGCCGTTTTGCGGGCGTTTGAACTTCCACGTTACACTGGTTGGGTAGAAGGGGGCCACGTTGCCGGTATACGAGGCATCCGGTTCCTCCCTTAGAAATTCCTCATCCGTGTAAATGACCGCAGCTCTGGCGGCGTCACAGGCGAAGTCCTTGTTGCTGGTCTGGCCCATATAGAATTTGCGGTGGTCCTCCACACCGGCTCCCAGCTCAGCCTCGGTAGGCTCGCTGGCCTCTGCAAACTTGGCGAGCGCCTGAATATACTCGTCCTCATCTTTATCAACCATCAGGTAGTACCAGTCGTTGTCAACATCGGTCTGAAATTGCTTGATGGCTTTGATGAGGTTCCCAGCGGCACTGGTCTCATCCGAGCCATTTGTAAATTCCACAGCAGGGTTATCCGCAAAGAGGGGGTTCGTCAGCTCGGCATCCAAGAAGATGTCTGCCTTTCGCGGAATGGTGTCAGCCTCGCCCTTTTCAGAAGCTGTGTACGTTACAACAGAGCCCTTAACTGTGGCCGCATAGGTCTTTCCGCCCTTCGTGAATTCAGACCCTCTGAACAGAGCAGCAAGAGCGGCGCCGGTGCTAATTTCCTCTGCGGCTGTCACAGAGACCACTGCTTTGTCATCGCCGCCGATTCTAAGGCAGACTGTGCTGTTGCCCTCAATATGCTCAGGCAAATTCCCACTCACGAACGAAACAGTCAGCTCCGCAGCCGTAGCGGGTGTTGCGCTGGTTGGCTCAAAGCCCACGATTTTGAATTTGTTTACCAGTGTGTCCGCAAGAGTTGTTTTTCCCTGATTGAGCAGGGTGGTCGCCTTGCGCACGACCTTGGAGTTCGGAGATTCCCCAGCAGGGCCGAACACCGCCTCAACGCTCGCAACGTCTCTGTATGTCTTTACCGGATATGCCCCGGTAGTGGACACGAGAAGAATGTCGAGGCTTTCTTTTGTGCTGGGCAGCGCGTCCCGCTGCACAACGACAATTACATCTTTTGCCATAGGGCAATTCCTCCTTAATTATTGTTTAACGCCTCCTGCGGCGTTGGGTGGCTTCGATACCGGGCCTGTCGGCATTTCGTCGGTCCGTATATAGGAAAACCGAACATCAAAACCGTATCGGCGAATGGTATCTTCAACCCAAAAGCTGGTGCGGCTTGACACGTTCCCGACGTTATTCACAACTATCTCCCCGTATTCCGTGGCAATGTTGTGACCGTTCAGCAAGAAAAAGCCGTTGGCTTTTTCCGCGAGCGCCAGAGCTTCGTCCTCACCGTAGATATAGCCGCCGTCCTCGGATTCGCGGTTCATACTGCAAAACGTGAATGATATGGTAGCAGCTACCGGCTCGGAGCGGACGAGCGCAAACCCATCTTCCCGTTCAACCACTTCCCGCAGCCCGAAGGTGTAGGTCTGAATGCGCGGAGCTAAGACGCTGTAATAGCCATACGGAAACTCCGGCATATCCGCTATTTGGTCTGAAAGTGTAACCGGATAGCCGATGTGCGCCTCCAACCCAGCGATAATTGCGTTACGGGCTTGCTCAAAGGTCACTTTGCCACCCCCTCCACAAGAAAGCGAAGCATCGGATGAATAGAGTTGTGGTTCAGCTCTGTTGTGACGGTGTAAACTTGCCCGTCAAAGGTATCGCGAATGATTTGTCCGGGCTTGATTTTAACCGGGTCATCCGTGTACAATTTTTGCGTGTTTGAGGTAAACGAGCCCTCCGGCAGTTGTTTCCAATCTTTGTTGGATAGCGGAAGGACAATGCCCCAAAAAGTCGCAGCGACCTCATAGACCGGTTTGCTCTGCCCTCCGTGAGCAGAATCCCGCACGAACTTCCGGTCAGAGACCGTGAGTATATGCAGCAGCGCACGGGGCAGCTTTGGTGTTGCATAGAGCATAAGCTATCCCTCCACTTTGAATGCGATACGGTCTCGGATATGTGTGCCCGTTTCGTATAGCGTTGTATGCTGCGTTTTCTTGGAAAAGTCTGATGACGGGGTTACGCGGTTGCTGTCGATGTAGTTTTGCACCAGTTGGGCGGCTTGCGCTCCAATGGCGTTTGCCGCTGCACCAGCCGATGTTTGCCCGGATAGGACTTTCGTGACCTGCCCGGTCACGATATTGCTCAGCTCGGCTTGGTCTGCATCAAAACTCGCCCGTAGGAATGACCGTTCTGGCATTTTCCCGTCACCGTATTCATGAATATGGGCAATCTTGGCGGTTTCACCGCCGCCAATGATACCCACCGTAATTTTCTTCCCCGCCATCTCCTGACAGGCTTGCTTTAACCGTTCAAACTCTGTGAGAATTGCATTAACATCATCAGCCATATCAGTACCTCCGATACAGATTGAGAAGTTGTGTCCATGCTTCGTTGGTGGACTTATCAAAATCCCAGCGCACATCAGAAATAGAGAACGCAGACAGGCCCTGGGAGCCGTTTTGCAGCCCAGTATAGGTCTGTGATACAATATCCCACAGAAGTCCTTCAAGGTCAGCAGGGAGTGTCTGAGGCTCATCCTCGGTGGCATCTTTGGGGAGAACATACCCAGCAGTATACTTGACCTCGATAATGCGCTTAGATGCTACAATGTCATTTGCCAGTCCTCTGCGCCATCCCGCTTTAAGCCAGCCCTCGTCACGGTAAATCACCCCGATGTCGCCGGTCTGTGAGTAGTCATAGCTGTGTGGGTCTACGAGTTCCCCTTGCTGCTTTACATAATCAACTGAAATTATGGGGTATTCTTCCGTGACGAGTTCTTGCTGGCCGTCAGCGTCGTACCATTGCAGGTACGTTTTCTTGCCTAAATGCCTGCCGATTTGCCGCTCAATCCACGAAGAAGCACGATTTACAAGCATCTCAACAATCATGTCGGTTTTCTCGTCCTCAATGTCAGAAAGCCCCAGCATCAGCTTCATCCGTTCCAGAGTTGTTAATGCGTTTTCAGCAAGCATATAGGCACCTCCTACTAAAAAGGTGGCGGCGACTTAGCTGTCGCCGCTCTCCTTTTTCTCGCTGTTTCTCTTGGGCTCCTTGACCGGGGGCGCAGGAGCTTTGGTTTCGGTTACAGGGGCCATCGCTTTGTTGATATCAGGCCCCACGGGTTTATACACTCTCGGCATATTCGGCCCTCCTTTACACCGGCTGGGCGCTCTTATCCCCCAGCACGACAGCGATACCGCCGCCAGCAGCAGTGCCGCTGACAGTAATCTTAATGTAATTCTTGCAGCCAATGAGGTCCAAATCGAAGTTGGCGACATCGCTCTCTGCCAGCTCTTTGGCCTCGGCAGTGCCGCCGACCACCAGTCGGGTGTCGGGAACAGCCTCGAAGGTGCCGTCCGCAGTATCAGCGTGGGTCACTTCCACTTTCACGTCACCTGCGGCCTTTGCAGCCACGGCAACCACACCGGACAGAAAGCCCTCACGGTCAATGACATCCCCGCTGGTGTAGGGGATTGCCTTTACGTTCTGAATCAGCTCACGTTTCATATTCAGTTACCTCCTGTTTGGATTAGACGGGAACAGCAACCTTGGTTGCCACGGCAAAGCTCTCGTCATGACGCAGCCCGATGTCTACGTTGTCGATAGCGCGAATGAGGGTCTGGTCGTTCTCAAAGGCAGACACGAGATTGCCCGCCTCGTCAGTCCACGAACCCTCGCGGCTGGTGTCGATTTCCAACGCACCCTGCTCACCAATGATGAGGTCGTTCCAGTTGCCGAAGATAATGCTGGTCTTGCCGCCGGTGGTTTCCAGCAGGTTGGTGGTCTTGTAGGGGTAGCCAACCAGTGTACCGTTCTCGTTCATCTCCTTGGCGAAGATGAAGCCGCCTACATTGTCGCGCAGGTTCTTGAAGAACTGCTCCACGCTGGTGTTGAACACAAAGCCCAAACCATCCGCATACACGTTGTTCTTCAAGACAGAGGCCACCATGAAATTGGGGAACCCAGCGGTCAAAACGCCGGTGGAATCTGCATAGGCGGCGTCAAGGCTCGTCACGTCGATGCTCTGGACCGCCTTGTTGCGGATGATACCGAGGGGCTGGAACTCGCCGCCGGTGCCGAGCAGCGCACCGTAGTCCACGCCAAGAGCCATCTGCTTTGTGATGTCCTGCCCCACGATGACATCATTGTCAAAGTTGGTAGAACGCAGAAGGTCGTTGCTCATGGGGATGAGTGCGGTCAGCTTCTTAGCAGACAGCTTCAAATTGCCGAACTTGGGAGCGGTCTTGGGAATTGCGCGGTTCTCGCCGGTGAACATGGCGCGGGAGCCGGTCTTGATTTTGGGGATGTTCAGGTTGCCGTTCGCCATACCGAGCCGACGCGCACCCAGCGCATAGATGACCGTGGCGGGGTACAGCAGCTCAATGATTTCGTTGGCGTAGACTTCCGGCACGAGGTAGCCACCATCGCTGGGGGAGGTTGCGGACAGAGCCTTGAACTCATGCGCCATCTCAGTATCGTTGAACTTGTGCTCAGCGGTATAAGCGGCCTTCTCCACGTCGCCGCCAGCGGCGTTGATACACTTCACAGCGCGACCGAACATACCGTAAGCGGTCTTGCGGCGCTCCGGTGCAGACATACGCTCCATACGGGCCTTGAAGCCTTCGGGCTTTGCGCCGTCACGAGCCGCGCCAGTGGACATGAACAGGCTGGCGTACTTACGCTGCGCGGGAGCAGCAGGGGCAGGAGCCGCACTCTTACCTTCACTACCGCCGACAATAGGGGCCGCTTTGCCCTCATCACCACCATTGACAGGCGCGGGCTCGGCAACAGGCTCAAAAGCCTTGGAACCGGCGATAGCTGCCATGATTTTGTCGAGCAGGGCATTCCCTTCGTCGCCCTCGCCCTTGCCCTCATCAGGGTCGGAATCGGGGTTTGCGGCGGGGTCACTGTCCTCCATCTCAGCGATGACAGCGGAGAGCTCGGCGAGAATATCTTCGTTCGTGATGTCATCCACGCTCTTACCGGCCTCGGTGAACTTGGCAGTCAGATTCGCAAATACCTTTGCGATGAGAGCCGCGAGCTGTTCTTTAGTCAGTTTCATAATTAAATACCTCCTGTTGATTAGGGGACAATCTCGAAAATCATCCCGGACAGATTTTTTGTTTCCTTGTTGGATTGCTGCTGTTTCTTGCCCTCATCAGGGTCCTCCGGTGCTTGGGCGGGCGGCTCCAAAAAGGGGCCAAGAATCTCGACAAGCTCCCGAACCACTGCGATGAAGGGTTTCAGAGTGTTGAGCCGTGCCTGAGTGAGCTTTCCTGCCTTTGCTTCAAGCCGGAGTTCTTCTGCGAGCGACTTGACATCATCAATCTTGGCTTGGTCGTTCATCGCCCATGTGACAATGGAGACCTCCCACAACTTGATTTCCTTCAAGTAGCGGATGCCGGTTTTACTGTCAAACTCAAACTCCGTAGCATCGTAGCCGATGGACAGCTCATTTAGAACGCCATCGCGCATGAGCGTTAGAATCTCGCGCCCTTTCTCTGTGTTGCTGATTTTGCCTTTGATGAAAAGGCCCTTATCATCTTCACGCAGTTCAAGCGGCTTGCCAATAGGCAGGGCATAGCTCTCGTGCTGGGACAGAATTTTGATGCGGTCAAAGTCCTCAGTGATTGTCTTAGCGAACGCGCCTTTCTGTATTACATCATGCCCGCTGTCCTCGTTGCCAAAGACTGCGGCATAGCCAGAAAACTCTCCGCTTTCGTCGTCACCGGGATTCTCCAACGCAAACTTGAAAGACTTGTACTCGCGTGTTGCCGAAGAAGTGTCAGACTTCTGCTCTCTGCCGCCAGCTCGTTTTCCCTTTCTTGCCATACGGTGTTCCTCCTTTCCTCAGAAGTTGGGGCTTATCTTAAAAACCGCCGTAGGTTAAGTAGCACCGGCAGTTAATAAGCTGTTCGGGGCGACCGTCCTCCGGGTCTCGCGGATAACGAAGCCCATTAGAGAACGTATCGTCGATGTTGACTGTTTCGCCTTCGAGAATAACGTGATTGACTTTGCCATGCGTTCCATCTCTTGGGTCAATCTGATTGCGGTGGTGCCACGTTTTAGTTGTCGCACCGGACGCTTTCATCATGTCAAACTGGCCTGTTGCAAGAGCCGTCATGGTCTCCTGACGGGCGATGAGCTTTGCCCTTGTTTGGGTCGTGCTCATTTCCGACAGGACTGCCTTCTGAATCTCTCGCTGGCTCTGTCCGCTTTCGACGCCCTTCGCAATGACATTGGCGATGCCGTCCCTTGTGGTTTGCTGAATGCCCACGATACGCTTTGCGCCGTTGACCTTTGCGGCAGACACAAACTCAGGCCGCTGGATTTCGGTGATGCCGTAGGCTTCTGCACTGACGATTTCGCCGTCCTCATACGCTGCTTTCCATATTGGCGTGAACAACTTCGTCAGCTTCTTTACCTCTGCGTCCCAATTTAGCAGACCTGCCGCTATACCTTCCGACAGTTTTACTTGTTCTGCCTCAGTCAAAGCGGCCCATTTCTCAGGGTCAAACGTCCCGTCATCGAGTAGATAATCTGCAAGCGGAGACAGGAACGAAGGCGTATCAGCTTTTGATGTCAGGCCGATTGCCGCCTCCACAGCTTTCTGTTGTTCGGAGAAGTGGCGTGTTATTGCTGCCATGAACCTACGCTCGCTTATGCGGGCTACTTGTTCCTCCTTACGGAGCATGGCTGAAATATTCACCCGCCGTCTGGACTTAATGCCCTTGGAATCAATGGTGTCCATCGGAATGATAGTATCCTCTTGAAACATCGCCTGTGTAACCGCCGCAGGGTCGTCGCCTTCGTTCAAGAACAGGTCGTTCACGCTGACTTTGAACACGTCCCCGCCCTCGGTATCAGGCAGGTCTAAAAGCTCGCGGGCTTCATTCTTGGTGAGCAGCCCTGCGTTGTAAGCGTCAAGGGCTTTGGCCTTATCAAACTCCTTGTCGAAGGGGATAACCGGGTCGTACCGCCACACGAGGCCGTCACCGAATAGCGGGAGCAGTTGCTTGTTAATGGCTTCTTCCCGCATACGAATACGGGGCGTGAGGACATTCTTAGCGTAGATGTACTGCGCGGAATCCGCAGTGGAGCGATTGCTGTTCTCGGTGATGCCCATGATTTCACGCGGTACGCCAAAGTGTTCCAGCACCGCGTCACGGAGTGCCACACGGCTTTCCACAAACCCAAGCTCACGAGTATCACTTGAGCCGAAGGTTTTCACGTCGATATTTCCGGTAAGCGCCGCCGCCTTATGGCTGTTCTCCACGCCTTTGTGCTTCTGGTTCCAGCGAGCCATGAAAGCCTCACTTTGTTCTTTCGAGGCATCCGGCATAAGAAATACAACCGGAGGTAAAGCATCGTTGTAGAAAAAGCGCTTCTGGAACTTCGCTGCGTATTCGTCAATCTCAACCTCATCTGCGATGCTTTCCGCAATGCCAAGCCCGCGCATGAATGGGTCAAGTGGATTTAGCTGCTTCATCACAAACATATCATCCACCGGCACGTCCATCACCAACCCGCCGGGTGAAACGATTTGATATGTTGGACTGCCGAGGTGTGGGGTCATCTTGACCCAGTGCGGAGGGACGTTCCACAACTCGACGGGTCGGTCAAATTGATCCCGCTCAATGAGCAGGAATCCCTCGCCCACCAGCATAAGGTAGACTTCATGTAGCCGCCAGATAGCTGAACTCGTCATCTCATAAAGCGGGTTGGGTTGCTCCATGAACCGAAGGAAAGGATGGTCGGTAATTTCCGTCTCGGTGCCATCCTTTTCGATATACAGCAGCTTGCCGCTGCAATTCGCAAGGTCGTTGGCAATTCGGTCCACAACTGCTAAACGTGGGCTCTTGGAGAACATATCCAGCCATTCGGCAGTATTCAAAGAGGGCGGTCTTGCCCAACGCGATACGAAGCGGTTCTGGTCTTTCCCAGTGTACTGCTCGCGCACCTTGCGCTTTCCTGTAAAGATTTCAAATATACTCATTCTGCACCTCATCCAAAGGAGAAGCTAAACTCCGGTTTTTCAACTTCAAGCTCCAAATAGGCGTTTGCCGAAGCGTCAACCATGTCTTTCAGCTTGCCAATAGGGAAGTTTTCAAGCTGTCGAAAGTAATCATCGTTCCACTCCGCAACCTTGACATCCACGTTCCCTGCAAGCCACTGTGAGGAAAACGGCTCGGCGCGTGTGACCTTATCGCCGCTTTCCAAGGCAACCGAAACGGTATAACCGCCAAGCATACGCACAAAGCTCTGCGCTTGGTCTTTACCGGCCTGTCCGGGGTCTTGCGGCAGACGCACCGTCACGTTGCCGTAGAGGGCGTTGTCACTGGCGGCTGTGGTCTTAATCAGCTTACGCACGTCAGCGCCGTTCTCGCGGACATTGATGACATCGGCGACAAATATTCTGCCGTTCCGACGTTTACCCATCAGAACACCGGCGGTGTAGGCGCTGTCATCGCCTCGTGCGGAGCCACGCCGCGCCGGACCCTCCATGTCCTCTAACTCGCCGGGAGCGGTAGCTGCAAGGTCCCACGCTCTGACCCACTTGACTATATCCGTAGGAACAGCAGACAGCGGGTTGACTTTGGACCGCTTGAAGTAGTGGCCCGCAGACCTGCGGATTTTCCAGTTACCATTGAGCAGCTGCTCTTGGTCGAACTCGGACATGGCCTTTAGAGAGCCGATATAACCGGGGTCGTGCTTCATCAGGACTTTATTATCAGTAACTTTTGCACTGATGAACGTAACGGACTTGACCTCGTTGCGTTCCTCGAATGTGCGCAAGTCGAAGGTTTCCCACAGTTCCTCTCGTGTATCTGCCCAATGCGTGACATTGTTTTTGCGGACGAAATACCGCAGCTTACCGCACTTGCTTTCGTCAGCATAGCCCGTCTCTGGGTCAATCCACCAGTCAATAAATTTAGCCACCCAACTTTCCCCATCAGGATTGCAGGTGGCTCGAATGTATGGTGTAACGCCACAGGTCGAACGATTACGAGAGAACATATAGAAAAACTGGCTCTCCGTGAAGTGAACCAGCTCATCAAACATCAGCAGAGGTATCTGAGCGCCTTGGTAGTTATACTTCTCCTTCTCATAGAACATATAGGCGAAAGTAACCTTTGCGCCAGATGGGAACCTCCACTGGATGCTTGGTGTCAGTACACTTGTTGCGCCAAGATTTGGGTAGATTTCTTGGCTGGTGGCATAAAGACCGCCAGCGTTCATTATCTGCGGTCTGGACTGCCGGAATATGACGGCCTCAAAACGGGGGTTGTTGATATGCCGTAGACATTCGAGCAGCAGGGCGTAGGTCTTGCCGCCACCTGCTGCGCCGCCATAAATACAGATATCCGCAGGGGACCGCAGAAATAGCTCTTGTTTGCCCGCTTGCGGGCGTATGATTCGAGGCTGGCTCGCAGTCTCGGTTTTACTTCTTCCCATTTTGCCCGCTCACCTCCGAATCCTTTTCGGGTAGATAAATCTGGACAGGAGCCTGAACGGAAACAGGCGTTCCGGTAATCTTGGCTTCAATGGCTTTCCGGTCGTTAAAGAAGTCGCCGCCATACACCTTTAAGGCATAAATGATGGCGGTCGTGTCACCGCTCGAAACTCTTTCCATTAGCTTGTTTTGGCACATAGCCACAACAGAAAGACGGCCTGTTTCGATTGCCTTCTTTAGTGCGGGGTGCTCTTTCTGCAATTTCTGTAAGGTTCGCCGCGTAATGTCGAAAACACTGGCAATTTCCTCCATCGACTTTCCCTGCATAGACAGGGATTGAATGATGGCAAGATTATTCTCTACGTCACCAGATTCTACCCACTGCTCAAACAAGTCCTTTCTTTTCTTATCATTAGTCATACCTCTCCGCTACCTTCGCTATCAGAGCGTCCATGAGCCCCCGGTGCTTGTTGTGGTGGAACCCGCCGGGATACTCGATATTCAGCTCTTTTTCCAAGTATTCCTCGTAGTGCTCACGCGAGAGCTGCTTTGGCGTGGCACACGCACAGTAAATAGTGTTGGCTGTGCAGCGCAGCACCTTCACATCCTCGAAAAACTGTTCCAACAGGGCGGTGTAGCTTTCGCGGGTGTGGAATTTCTGTTTGAATGCGATGCCGTTGGCGATGCTCAGCGCATAATTGTTTTCATCAAGGCAGTACAGCGCAATACCCTTTCCAATGCTGTTGCTCTTTTGGTCGTAGGAGCGCGTCACCCCTTCGAGATTACGGGTACAGGTAATTAGCGTACCTGTCGCCTTTAGGGTGGCGTTGCAGAGCGTGAGCACTGCCTTTTCAAACTCGTCATCAACGATGGAGTTAATGACGAACTCCAAGATGCAGTAATCGAATAAGCCGTTGGCCTTGACTGTCTTTTCCGCATCAAGGATGTTGGCGATAATGCCCTTCATGTCAAGGCTGTTTGAGCCTTTCGCCATAAGGGACGGCTCGTAAGCGTGAATGTCGTAGCCCTGAGATTTAAGCATCTTCATATACGCCATGCGCCCCGCACCAACATCAATAATGCTGTCGGTCTTTTGGAGGCGAGGAATCAGGATGTCCTCGTACAGAGAGGACGTGTTCTGTCGCCGCCCGTCTGTGCTCCTGCGCCGGAGCTGGGCCTTGAACTGGTGGTATGTCTTGATGCCGAGGTTATCAAAGTTGTACTTGCCATACTCGATGCCGATGCACTCCAAGAACTCTTGAACATCCTCATTCGGAATGGAATACGCCAGCACACCAAAGCCCATCTTTTTAGCGCAGTAGGCATACTCAGCGTTCAGGATAACAACGCCATCCCCGTCAGTCACCACGCTGCCCCACTCGTTGTACTGCGACAGGAGCCGCGTAATCTCGGAGCAGATGAGCAGGTTTTTCGGCTCATTCTCCACCCTGATTTTTGCAGAGGGGCAGTAGTGGTACGCCCCGACCTCGTATTCTTCGAGGTGGACCCTGTTTTGGCTGGTTTCGATGGAGTTGTGCAGAAGGTTGAAATGAATCTCATCCTGCACATTCGGAGTGCTGATGCGGACACAGGGCAGCGTAGGCATCCCGATGGCTTCTGCCGCCTTTTTCCGCTGGTGGCCCGCAACAATGACGTTGTTGGAGGCGTTGACAATCAGGGGCTTTACCATGCCAAACCGCTTGATGCTGTATTGCAGCTTCTCCAATGCACCCTCCGTAATAACACGGGGGTTGTATGTTGAGCCTGTTACTTCGCTGGTCGGAATGTTTTCAATGAAATCAATCACGGTTCTCAACTCCTTCCAGCAGATATGCGGCAAAACTCTTGCTCCCGATTGCGCCGCTGTCAATGAACTCGGCATACTTGGCGTTCAGCCGGTCGAGCTCTACTTGCGAGATAAAGAACTGCACCTCGCCGAAGCGGAACTGAATGAGCGCCGGAGCTCTGCCGGTCGTTCTCGGAGGTTCGGGTGCGGCAGGGGCGTGAGCCTCTGTGCCACCCTCTGCCCTCAGTATAGGGGTTGCGGCAGGACTGCCACTTGCGGGAGCCTCCCTGTTATCAGCGGGGTTATCGAAGCGGGGAGGGGTGTTGTCGGCGACGGGCGCAGCGGCCTCGTCCTCGTCAGAACCATCCTCGTCCTCATAACTGTCGTTGACCTCGCTCTCAGGCGGGTGAACCGTGCTAACCGGTGGCTTCTTGGGCCGCTCTCCTTCGCCCATGAAGTTGAAGGTGGGAATGCGGATTTCGGCCTGTTCTGGCTCAATGTCAAAGACCTCCGCAGAAAGCTCAAAGCGTTCGAGCAGAAGCTGGTTCTTTTCCAGCGTCAAATCGACACACGCCAACTCATCTTTCAGCTTCTCGAAATCCCAATCGCTGTACTCGCTGGTCTTATTATCAACCAAGCGGAACAGGTTGATTTGTTCCTCCGTCAACTCATCTGCGATGATGCAGGGGATGGTCTGGATTCCAAGCTCACGACAAGCACGAACACGGGTGTGTCCTGCCACGATGACGTAGTTTACGTCGATGACAACAGGGAACAGGAACCCGAACCGCTGAATGCTGTACTTGACCTTCTCAACAGCAAGGTCATTGTTGCGCGGATTGTTTTCGTACTCTCTCAGCCGCGCTGTCGAAACTTCTCTGAGATTCATTCTGCGTCACCTCCTGTCAACCACATCACAAAGCCGATGTAGGTCTTGTGTTTTTCGATGTACGCGTCGTAGACCGCTTTGAGCCGACTAAATTCGTCCTCTGTAATCGGCATTTGGTTACTGCCGAAGATGAGGAATTTATTCTCCTTGAAGAATTTCTGGTCTTGGCTGGGGGTAAAGAATGTGGTCTTGAAACCGAGGTTGATGCCCGACAGCTCTTTATGGAGCTTGCCAACGTCCCACGTTGCGTACTCATGGCTCTTGTTGTCCACGATACGAGCAAGTTTCGCATCCTCATCTGACAGGTCAGTAACGACGCAGGGAACTTCCTCCATCCCTAACTGTATTGCGGCTTTCAGTCGCGTGTGACCGGAGATGATGACGTTGTTGGCATCAATCGTAATCGGGTTTAGGAATCCGAATTGCTTGATACTGTCAGCAACCTTCGCTACCGCAGCGTCATTCCGGCGAGCGTTGTTCTCGTACATAACGAGCTCGTCAACGCGTTTGTTAATGACTTGCATTTTCTTGTCCTCCTTGTGATGTGCATAGAAAAAGAGAGCCAGTCAACTGACCGGCTCTCACTTTTCTCCGGTATTGAGTTTTTAGAACAGCCCCCACTCAGCAAACTTCTCAAAGCCGCCGATGGACTGAATGTAGCCTCTTGCCTGTTCTACGATGTCGGCATACGGAATGCCGTTGATTTCCTCATCGCCAATGGCACAGCACAACTCGACAGGCTTGCCTGTCTCCTGCGCTTTGAGGAAAGTGTAAATGTTCAGGGACACGTCAGCTTTCGAGAGGTCCTTGCCGTGCAGTCCGCCGCCCGTCACGGAATCAGCCATGTCTGAACCAAGTTTCCGATTGGTGGCCCCCGTATCTACATCCGTACCGCCGCTCCAATCGCCGAGAGGATTCACTATGGTGTGGTACTCTGGGTATGACCGCGCCAACTCTGCGCTGTTTGCGTTGCTCTGGCAGATGATAAGGCGCTCACCATTCAGAATGTATTTGCCATCCGAAGGGAACTGCCCGTAGATTTCACGGGCGATGCTGGACAGCTCTTTCTGTTCATCGGTGAGCGGCACACCTCGGAAGATGCCGTTGTCCCCGCATCGGAACCCTCCGCTTTGATTTTCGGTGAGGTGCGGGTCCTGCGGATAGATGCTCAACATCACCTGCACAAATGGCCCCGCAATACGGCGAGCCGCACGGTGGATGGTTTCAAGAATCTCATTCCGCAGCAGATTCGCGGAGGTCTCCACGATGATGTGGCAGCAGCCGTGTCCGATAAGGACTTCGACCGCGATGGTCGGGTCATCCTCGACCTTGTACGCTATATCCACAATCGCTCCGGCAATCCGGTCAGCGATTTTATCAGGATGGGCGGGGTTTACTTTCTCAATCATATAATCAATTCCTCTGCTTTATTTTTTCGGTTCCCTTTAACGGAGGCCCCAACACGTCACAGTCAGGGTCAACATCTGGGTGTACAATGCCGTAATGGGTTGCATAGCAATACGCGCACCCGTGACTGCAAGTGCTGTATGCGCCGATGTCAACGCTCTCGACGCATTGGCACAGCCCGCGCTGATTGCGGTCTTTGGGTTTTACAACCCCGAACCGTCTGCCGTCAACGCAGCAGGAGTGGGGGATGCCAACATCTTCGGCGCAGGACTGTAACTCCATGCCGTGCGCTGCTGCGATTTCTGCCAGCTGCTGGGCTAACTCCCTCTGCTGCTCAGGTGTGAGTGGCCGAATATTCAGTGGGTCCAGATTCACGGTGCGGTAGTAATCAACAAAGCTCATAACCGCCGTATTGGTGTAACCTTCAAGAGCCTCTGCTATTTTGGTAAACGCTTGGACGTGATAATCCCAAGTGTAGTGCTCGTTAATAAAAATCGGGTCATAACGCCAGATGGCTTTATTGGACCCGATTTTCTTGAACGCCGGTATTACGACTGTCTCTTTGTCCGGCAGATTCCGCTCTACATCTCGCCCATAGCCCGTAATCGTGTACTGGAAATAGTATTTGAACTGGCTCAGCTCGCCGATACGCGGCAGAAAAGGCGCGGCGTTCTTCGTCCAAAAGACGATTCCCTCAACACGGTCGGGCGTGAGTTCAACACGCCCGACCTGCTGCGGGTTATATGGGTTTCTAATGAGGACAAATCCTTTACCCATGCGGTTGTAGAACCACTCTGGGAAAAAGGCGGGGATGTCCGTCCTTCTGCTTGCACTCACAATCATAGCGGCATACCGTCCTTGATATAATTTGCAAATATCCAGTTACGGCAGGTGCGCTGCTTGCGCGTGTAATTTCCCGGAGGGTTGGGGTTATAGCCCCAGAAGTTGATGCGGCGAGCATTGGTAATATCCAGCTTTATGCGGTCATTCTCGATATGGATTTCGGAATCTGAATCAGGAACGAACGCAACGTGCGTGTTGAGTTTCCAAACGTAGCCGTCGCTCAGCCCGCACAGGTAATACGCCTTTGCGAGTGGGCTCTGCCTCACGAACAGGTCAATAACCCCTTCGGATTTACCGTGGGTCGCGTCCCAGAAATTTGGGTCATACTGACCGATGAAGCATTTGGCGCAGCACTTGGAAATGTCAACATCGCGGATGTCTTTAAGCCAGAACAGCTCACACCGCTTCTTGAGTTCGAGCCGAAGGTGCATCGGCGCGTGTTTTGATACAATATCGGACACTAACATTTTAACTCCTCCTTAGTGACAAGTCAATGACACGTTTGTGACATGAGGGCGAACTCCCGAATGTCTGGGTTGACCGACTGGAAATATTGCCCCAGCGAATACAGGATGGTCTCACAGGAATTGGGCAGCGCCGGATTAAACTCGATACCGGTCTCGGTCATCGCATTCTTCACAGCTACTAACTCCTGATTCTTACCACTTACGCGAGTACGTGCAGTTTTCATCCTCTCGCCGTGGTCGGTGAAGCTCTCGAATAGCGCATGAGACAGAGGATTGCCTGCGCTCAACGAGTTGCCGACACTGAGCCTACCGAGTGTGATTACGTACCCCTCCTTCGTGGTTCCTACCAACGTGTATTCACGAACGCCGGTGACATACAACGGGAGGCTGTTCACTCCTGCGTACTGTTCCGGTGTAAAGCTCTTAATCATTTCGCTTCTCCTTTCTTTGGATTATAGTTCTATTATACACCTATATATGTGTTTTGTCAAGAGATTTTCCGAAAAATTTTCAAGAAAAGTCACTACAAGTCGTTAAACTTCCGCAGCTATCCGCTTCTGCATCTGAAACTCCTGACCACTTTTGAAGCCTTTCGCAAACTCGTTTCCGAATATGCTGTCCTGCGAACGGGAGCGAAACGCCGTCGGTTTCCCCAAAGCGTCTGCGGCATCCTGAACCTCCCTCGGAGTAACAAGGACAAGCCCCCACTCCTGCTCCTTTTCTGCTGTTTGCTTCTCAAACGCGGCTTGCAGACCGATGGCAAACCCATACCCAAAGCTATCACATCTGCTTTTAACGTGGTTTGCGTCATAAGAGGCGTACTGCTTTTTGATGCGCTTAACTTCCGAACGAACGCAGTCCACCGCATACTTGAAGATGTCTACGCACAGGGTTACGTCATCCTCAAAGCCGATGAATCCGACCTCCTGCGTCTGACATCTGGTTTGATGGGTACGAAATCCCTTGCAACAGTAGTTATTTCCGATGGTTGCCGAGAGCGGTATACACCACGGGTCACGCCTCTTTGAACAAGTGATACCTGTATAGAGCCTCACGACCTTCTGCGGCTCCGTCTCCCTACACTCTCGCTCTGTGAGCTTGTACTTTGCCATCAGCTCACGAGCCTTTAACAGTGCGGCTTGTGCCTCTGCTTCAACAGGACTTTCTGCAAGTGCGAGCAGATGCCGAATCTTCTCTTTGTAATCAGCCATGACGTTTGCCACCTTTCTTTTTGTGAGGTTTGCTTTTGGGGACATATCGAGGCGCAGGTCTCTTTTTTAAGAGCTGCACCAGCTCTTTGATTTCAGCTTTGCTCTTTTTGCCCACAGTCTACACCTCCCATTTTGGCCCCGCAGTTCGGGCAGTAGTTTGAACCGGCGAACGCGAGCGGACTGATTCTGGTATCGCACGGCAAGTTGTCATTTTTAGTCTTGCACACGCTGCATTCCCACGCTCCAAGCGCCCAATCCGTACCGTTGGGATTCCACACCCACTTGGCGCTGTATTCAGTCAGAGACGCTATTCTCTTAATTGCGTCTGCCGGAGTGTGTCCGTCCCAGCGCGGGGCATTTTCCAGCTCTTTTACCTGAAACAAATCCCAATACGGGTCGATGTCGTAGTGGTAAGTAGCTGGACCGGCTGGTGTGTTGATTCCAACGATGAACATGCCCTCGTACATATCGCCGTCGAAATGGCGCTTTGACTTCCACGCCAGCCGTGGGAACCTTGCGCACACCACGCTGAACAGCACCGCCCGGTGGTGGTATAGCTCGTTGAATGTGTGATAACCGTCCGAGGTATTGCCGTTGATGATTTCGCTTTTGGCGATTCGGTCTAAGATAATCTCCCACACCTGGGTAGAGACATGAACCACGTAATCCAGTATGACAGCCCCTTCACGGAGCTTCTTCGCAAAGGTCTTGTTATCCATGTTATTGAGCATTTAGCCTTCCTCCTTATCCATCTTCGCCCCGCAGTAGGGGCAAAATTTTATCTGCGGACGTTCATCGGGGTTGTCGAAGTCATCAGGCAGAGTAGTCTGACACGCTGAACATTCCCAGCCCCAATCATAGTCATAGCCAGTCAGGGGATTACCGTTCTGTTTCTCGTACCATGTCCATCGCCCACGCCGCATTGGTGAGGCTTCAATCGTAGTAGCATCAGCAATAAGCCGTTTTAGCTGGGTTCTTTCGGTGAGTTGTGCGCTGTATCGTGCATACGCCGGACTACTGCTTGGGGTATCTATAACTCGGTTTCGGGCCAATTCCTCCAACTTTGAAAGCTCGTTGTACAATGGTACTTTATCAATCAATTCCATCTCATTTTCCTCCATCGGTGGCGCTGCCAGTCTCGTCCATCTTCGCCCCGCAGTAGGGGCAGTAATCGTATTCCTGATAGCCGTTCCCATAAAACCACGGCTGCGGCGTTTTGCAGACGGAACAGTAGTTTTCACCGTCGCCGAGGGCAAACTTGACCCACCTCCCATGCTGCACGGAGCGGTTTAGTCTTTTTATCTCCCTGTCTTTTCGTGCCAGCTCAGTCAGCAGGGCAGGTTCAGGCGTGGTCTGCCGCATCTCTGGCGGCAGAACCCTTGCCTCAAACCGAAACTTCCGCGCATCGTCCCCGATTTTTTGGAACAGGCGGGACACTGCCAGCATCGGTGTGTCCTCACAAATGCCGAACTGCCAGCACTTTCTTATGGCGTTCCAGATTCCATATTGCTCGCCACGAACGCCAAACATATAAGTTTCTCGTTTCATCTGAACCGGCTCCTTTCAGATACAACCGCCGCAGCACCCCCCAAGGCACTGAGCTGTTGAGCACTTCATCTATTTCTGTGGCGTAGCTTTTGAATTTGTCAGGCAACACTGAAACATCGATACTCCACGGTGCGTCACTGACGTGTGCATCCATGTAGTCGTTTGTGAACCAGCATTCACCGCCTGACTTCCAAAATGGCTCGTGCCGTCCCTTTCCGTACCCAAACTCATGAAGCTCTCCGTCAATTTTCAGCGTGAGAACCCCACTGCACAGGTTCGGGTATTTACCGGTGTACGATACGAACTCGATGTGCTGTGGAGCTGTGCCATTAACTAAAGCCATCTCAATCCCTCCTTAAATTTCATAGACCTGCGGGTCGTCTGTAGGGTCAATTCGCTTGACATGAACGCTGTCCAAACCAAAAACCTCGACTGCTTTTTCAGTCGCTTCTTCAAGGTTGTCGGCGAGGATAATTAGTGTCCTGCCACCCTCGTATTTCCGATGCGCCCTGAACAGGTGCTTGGCGATGGTGCGGTATGCCGTATCTCTTTCCATCATATCAATCCCTCCTGTTCGCAACGCGGCGCACGATACGCGCCGCCTGTTTAAGAGCTTTGGCTTGAACATCCAGCCATGTTTCGCCACCACCGGGCCCATAGGCTCCGTCGTGGAGTTTCCTTTGACGGCTCGGTGAGTACAGTCGCTCACAGATGTCGCCATCAAAGACGAGAGCGCACCCGCCGTAACTGTACTGGCTCCAATCACAAGCGCCGTTCAGCATTTCGACCTCGGTGATATTTTCGCCAAGCTCCGCGTCATCGGCTAAATGCCGATGCTCTACGACCTCTGCAAACAATTCCTCCGCATACTCGCGGCAGCCCTTGTCCCATGCGGACCGTGCTGCCCGCTCTGAAATGGCCTTCTTTATCTAAGCAATAAGCATAAACGCCAGCCTCCCTCTTTACTGCAAGGTGTTCCCTTGCGTAGTCCAGCAGACAATCCTCGTGGATTGTGTCGCCGTCAATGTCGTAAACTTCCTCACCTTCGTAAATCTCGCCGCCGCACTGGTCGCAGTAGCCCACGACCACATCCTCTGGCGGTTCAAGCGAGCGTTCCGGTATGTAATCAAACATCGTCTTTGTCTCCTTCCACGCGAGCGGACCAGCGAGCAGATTTCGCCCGGATAAATCGCTCAACCTCTGCTTTGTCAATTCCTACAGTTATGGCACACAGCAGCACGTCTGTAAGTTCTTCCTGCAAATGAAGTACCGCGCTTTCTTCGGTGACGGGTGTGGGGTTCCTGCCATCCAGCACACGCCGGAGTTTCAGTGCCGCCTGAGATAGCTCAGACGCTTCTTCTGCAAGCTGGGCCAGCAATTCGGCTCGACCCAGCTTATCAGCAATTCGGTTCAGTTCTGGTCGCCAATCGGCGATGGCCTTCTCAACGGCTCCGCAGCCAGTTTGGTTGCTTCTTTCTGCCAGCCTCATAAGTTCCTCAATTTCATCCAGTGGCATTGACACACTGAACCAGTCGTAATCCTCGCCATCTTTTGTGGGTGAGAACATGACATCAGCGTTTCGTGCCTCTGGGTAGGCCGTTGGAAACTCCACGCTGATTTCCATTGATTCAGCCTCTGGATATTTCCCACCAAGCATATCAGCTGGCGCAATGAAATACAGTGTTGTGGTATTTGCTTCGGGACACTCGGATGATTCCTCAAAGTAAATCCTGCGGTCAATCATAAGTCAGCCCTCCTTTCGCTTTCTTTTTCAACAGAAACCCAGATTCGATTAGGCCGAATCGCAAGGCCCCATTTGCGTACCGCCGCGCTGTGGATTTCTGGCCTCATACACATCTCGTGATACCCATAGGGGCTGAAATATAGCGTTTTCTGTTTGCCCCCATCGTTTTGAACAATAACGATAGCTTGAAATTTTGAATCTAAGCCGAAATAGCTTTCCAGCAATTCGTGGACAGTCATTTGTTTACCTCCTTGATTGGGCACCATTGCGGGCGATGCTCCAAGACGTGCTTATACTCGCTGTCCATGACATCCTCGCCTGTTACGCCGCAAGAATAAAACCAGTGGTGCGCATCGGGCTGGCAGCACGGACATTCCTCACAACTTTTGGGGAGGTCCATGTTAATTTGTATCAT